CTTTAATTGGTAGCTGCCCACAAAGCCTTGGAATTTTTATTGGAACTCACTCTGCCCAGCAGGCGGTCGAGTCTGCCATCGACTACCTAACATTTACATGAAACGTCTGATTTGTACATCATGCGGCTGTCACTCGGTAACGGCTTCGCCGGATAAAAGCGAAGCTTGTGCCGCTTGCGGTAGCAAAGACCGCAAGGTCTTGAAGATAAGCGGTGACGGCCGCAGATGTAATTACTGTCACGCATTTCCAGCCGGTCGCTTATGCGACGAAGGAGATTATATGTCAAGTCAGGTTAAAGATTCAATCGGTAACAATCTCGAAGTCGGGCATCGAGTGCTTTTGAAGCTGCCGGATACAACGGTTTTCGGAACCGTTGTAGAGTTAAGTTCCGGTGGGGTGGCTGTGCCTGGGCTAAAGATTGGTGCTTCTTCTACAGGTGATGGGGTAACGCCTGCGTCAGCAAAGGTTATTATCGAGTTCACGCAATTTGGCGTGCCAGGTCAGGGCTTACCAAGCTTGGTAAGAGTCGTTGAGCCTTTGTTAGTTACGTCACCAGATACCAAAGGCTCAACGCCAAATTCCGCTGAAACGGTAAGAAAACCAAACCAAGCGTAACTACGCTTTTTTCTTGCCCATCGCTGCGCGGAAATGCGGGTTAGATGCGTGTCCGCCGCGGTGGGCAGGTTTGTTATGCTTGTCTGTTACGCTAACAGAATGGCCCTGTTCACTCTTACCAGGGTCTTTCTGTATTCCTTTCAAATAAGATTTCACTTCTTTGATGGACATTCGGCTATGCATTTGGAACCTCCGTTAGTTTATGGCATAACTGTTCACTCTGTGAACGTTTGAGCCACTTTGTTAAGTTTTTTGGTAAAATAACCCTTTTGTAAATCACTTTGATAACGACGGCTTTTTGGGTACTCCTCGTGGTAAATCCTTGCCCCCACCACTGGTATACTTCGTAAAAGCTCTTTCTTCGCTTGGTCGCTTAACGTATGCAACGGTGTTTTACCGCTTAGAAAACCCGCTCCCCACCTACCAAAATCCACAACGTCGCTGACCGCTGGACCAACAACCTCACGCAGCGCCATCGTTGGCGATGAGCTACTTAGCGAAAAGGCTATATCTCTGAAAACGCCGAACATCGAAGCCTCGGCGTAATCGTCGATTATCCTATCCAACCAATGGTCTTTGTCGAAACCGGGTCGCTGTTTCAAATCGCCAAACTTTACCACGTTTTTCAAATCAGCAGTCAGCTCGCCGATAGCAGGGAATACAATCGACGCCATCGTGAGCGCCTTCATATCGCCGTGAAGGAACGCTGGTTTTAGAACGTAGTCTTTTATAAACCGAAACTCTTTATAAAAGAATGGCTTGAACATGGTTAATACACGCATTTCTGGGCTGCTACGCATCCAGATTGGAAGCTGTTCGCTACCACCCATCAGTTGCGTTACGTTTGACACTCGTTGACCGGCGATTCGGAGGTCCTCAACCGATAAACTGCCGCGTTGTAACGCAGCTTCTGCGTCTACACGCAGCCAATTAAACGTGTTTAATAACTTCGCGTCGTTTGGGTTAGCTCGCAGAGCCTCGAAATTCCTCATCACCATGTTCTTGCCAGACTGAGCGGCGATGTTCTGCCGCATACGCGAGAACATAAAACTGCCGGTTCTTTTAAGAACCTGCTTACCCATCGAGCTATCTTTTAATTCTAACGCGAGTTGCTCCTGTGCCATACGGGCGGCGCTATGATAGCTGGCACCAGATAAAAATCCAAACTCCCGTACATCACCGTAATCAACCGCTGATTGAACCAACGCACGGGCGAACGGTTTGAAACCGGTAATCGCCGGAACGTTACCAAACAACTGGACAGGGTGACTCAACGGTGCAAGCGATAGCTTACCTGCTGCTTCGATACTTCCCGCCAAACGTTCCCAACCAGTGCTGGCAAGTCCGGCTACCTGGCCCTGGTGGCCTACTGGACGGCGAAGCCAATGCTCGACGATTTTGGTTGCTAATGATTGGTTTGCCAAACCAGATTCCTTACCGATGCCCGACAAAGCCTCGGAGAGTTTCTCGTCGTTCTTGCCGAATATATCTGCCTGTGCGAAACGTTTATATGATTGGTCGATGTGTTCAAGCAAAACGCCGAGGTCTTGGCGATAGCCAGGTAAGTCAAGTCTACGAGGCAACTCTAAGTTATGATTGCGTATGCCACCAGGCGAAATCCAATTTAACAACTTCTCGGCCATTACAGGATTGCTTGCTTGTTTCGTTGCAACAAGATGGTCGATTGCTTGTTGCTTGCTCACCCCATCAAATACCTTATCCCACTTTCGGGGGAAGAAGTTTGGTACTTGCCAAGCGGGATCGCTTAAACCTTTAGAGATTGCTTCGTTATAGATTTTATCGTTGATGAGTTTGATTTTAAATGCCGCGCGAGAAGCTTCGGGATGTGCTGGCGTTGTGCCCTTGTCAAGCATCTCAAATACTTGGCTGTGTAATGCCTTCGGCACTGAATCAATCGCTTGTTTTGCCTCTTGGTAAACGGGCGCAGCCGCGCGTGGGTATGCCGATTCGTATTCCTCAATCATATGCTTCGCCAGAGGACCGCTCACAGGTGAGCTATGCTCGACTTGGGTTATTCCAGCGCGAACGCCGGTTTTCATTGTGTCGGAGAATAGTTCCCCGACCTTTGGTCCGAGTCTGTCTGCGAGTTTTTCGATGAAGCCGCCCATCTTAATCACCCATCAAATACAACGTAGTAGCACCCTTCGGTGCTACAGCAGCCTTCTGCTTAATCATTTCCTTAACCGCTTGGCCGCGTTTAATAATAGCGTTATCACTCTCGCCAGGGAAAACGTTTTTGAGATATGCCATAGCGGCATCATGTGATTTGCTTTTTACTTTTTGTGCCACCGTGTATAATACCCTATCAGTATCGTTGGAGAAAGCAAGTTGGAAATTACGATCTTTATAACCGTAACGTGGCTTGATACCGGCCAACGAACCAGGTAAGGCTTGCTTTGAAACCGGTCTAGGAGCAACGGATTTCGGTGCTGATTCACTCGGCTCCGCCGAAGGCTCAAAAAGTTCCGGGTGTTTATCCATGAACTTCATTTCCTCAACCTCATCCACCACTTCCCCCACACTCTGCCCTAAGCGCCCACGCTCCAACTGAATCTCCGTTGGTGGGTGTTTCCACAAATCAAAGAATTGGTCTTTCCATTTGCCTTCGTCAAACTTATGACCCACATCCGCGCGACCACCTTCCTCACTCGCGGGCGATACAATATTCCCAGTAGGCGAAGCCTCCGCAGCGGCCTTCACCCGCGCAGCCGTGGCACGCTCTGCGTCTTTGGTTTTCGATGCAATCGTTCTCACGCGTTGGGCAGAGAAATCCCCCTTGCCAAAGCGGTCTGCAATCCTGCCGGCTTGAAGAATAATCTTTGCTTGCTCGCGTGACTTCACACTTGCAGGAACGCTACTCGCGTGTAAGTCCTTTAACTTTTGCTCTGCATCGCTTCGTAGACGCTCCAGCGCGAGCTTCTGGCGCTCTATCTGTGGTAGCGCGTGCTCTACCTCGCTCAAGCGCGGACCAAGCGTCTTGCCATCAAATGCTGGTGGTTCGCTCGACGCGGCAGCCGCCGGCTCCGGCTTCATCACTTCATGGATAGACTTCGCCACTTCCAAAGCGGGTGCTACCTGTGGTTGCTCCGCAGCGAGCTTGGGTGTTAGTACTTCTTGGGCCGATGGGCTTACAGCCGCTGGCGCGTTAGGCACAATACCCAAAATTTGATCTGACGTTTCGCCATTCGCTATCCGTCTAAGATGGTCTTGACTTAATACACCACCTAATGTTTTACGAAGCTTATTCGCTTCCTTCATCGCCTGTTGGGCTTTCGCATTAACGATGGCTTTCTCCGATTTCAACGCCTCACGTTCGGTAGCTTTCTTCGCTACGGCCGCATTTTGTTGGGCAAGTTTATCTTCGAGAGTGGCACTAACAATCGATTTTGGTTTCGCAATCTTTGCGGCTTTCGCATCAGCAAACGCCTGTACCGCTTCTTCATGCGTTCCACGGAGCTTCGCTTCTATCTCCGGTACTGGCGCGCCATGTTTTTTTGTATAACTCGCCACGCGAGCGTCATTATGTTTCTCAGCCGCGTTGCGAGTGCCATACTCTTTATAAACGATCTGCCTTTCGCTTGGCGATAGCTTATCAAGTATGGCGTTTGGGTCGCCAGTAGTGTCAATATGTGGAAGCTTGTCTCTGACAACCTGCTTAAATAAAGTGGCAGCTTTATCTTCGGTCACGGCTGTGCTCGCTGATGCCGCCGAAGTCGTTGTTGAACGGCCCAGAAACTGACGTAACCGTTTACCCAAAGGCTCAAGGGCTTTTCCAGCGATAGGCGAAGCTGCACCAAAGGCTGCACCTTGAATAGCACTCTTTGGAATATCGGATGCATTTGGCGAGAATGCTGGACTGCCTGCGGCAAACTCACCCGCTCCACGAGCAGCGCCCGTGGCAACTTTCGCTAAGAGCGAAGCGTCTTTAGCGGCCGTAGGCAACATCGAACCAGCGCCACTCATTAACGGTAATGATATTCCAACCTCACCCACCCCACGCTCGACCGCGCTCATTATCGGGTGTTTACTTTCATAACCCGCCGTCTCGCCAGAGACAGCATCCGAAACCTTTTTCAAGTTATCAACGCCTGCTTCACCTGCTCCCTTCGGCATCATCAACGCCGATACTGGGGATAAATACGGCCCATACTTCTGCGAGAACTCCGCCATGTTCTCAAGCGCCTTCGCACCGCCAGCGGCTACCGGGCCAGCTGGGCTGTTTGCAAGCCCACCTCCTGTGGGCTTTACCTGACCCGCGATCTTTTTTAATTCATCAGTAGAAAGCCATTTTTGATACTCCGGGTGTTTGCCGATAACCTGACGAGCCAAGTCCTCGTCTGAAATCTTCGCGTATGGGATTTTGCTACTTGTCACACCCAACGGATACTTGGCCTTTATCCTTTGTCCCAATTCTGTAAGTGTTAATTCTGGCATTTTAATTCACTTTATTACAAACCTAATGGGTTATTTGGATCCGCGGCCAATTCCTTTGCTTTATCAGCTTTTTGTTTTGTTTGAGTGGCGGTAAACTCCTTCATTTTCCCTTCTATTTCTTTGGACGCCCCACGCTCTGCTGCCGCCGTCGCTATAAGGGCGGCAAACTCTGGGCTATTTGAATTCTTTGAAGGGTCTTTGATTAGTAAGTTAGTGGCAGCGGCACTAGCTTTGTCAGCCGCTGCTGCATGAGATTTTGCCATGTCCACCAACGCTTTGTTATGAGCGGCAAGGGCTTGGGCTTGTATGCCCTCATCTCTTATGCCCAGAATATTATTCATTTGCGCGAACCGTTTATCGGCGACTTTAAGGTCGCCATCAATCCTCATTTTGGTTAATTTTTCTTCATTGGCACCTTGAAACCTTGCAACAGCCATACGCCCTTCATTATCCGTTTGAACAGCTTTAATTTCGTAATCACCTTTAATAGTCAATTCAGCCTTACCAGATTCCATCTGAGCAAGCGCAACTGGTGAAACCTCAAGACCAGACGCAGTTTTTTCTACCTGCGTTTGCTCTGAGCCGGTTAGACCAGAACCTGTTGCTGCCCGTTGAAGCAAAGCTGGGTCTTTCTGAACCGCACTCAGCCGAGCTTTACTTATCATATCCTGTAACTGCTGATCTGGCGAAGCCTGCATTGGCATTATCGGCGCGCCAGTTTCACTGCGCGGTGCGCTTTGCGCTGGCGCTTGATTTTGTTGCTGGGCGGCTTTCGTAAAAGCCTGCTCCGCACCGGCGACCGCCGCTGGCTTTGTTGGCTGCTCAATCGGCACGAAGCCTTCCATCTCTTTCATAATCTTTGCAAACTTCGGGTCGTTGAGGATATGATTCGCCATCTCCGTATCGCCACGACCACGGGCGGCGATATACTCCGACATCAGATAATCAGCCTGGTTCTTATCACGCTCAAACTTGGTAGCTTTCGATTTATTAAACTGCTCCAGAACCGATTGTGAAATCGCGTAGGCATTTGCCGCGCGTGCGCCCTGCGGGGAACGGAATTCAAACCCTTGTGGGTATTGCGGCCCTTGATTCGGCATATTCGTTGCGGGGTATGATTCTTTCGCCGGGCTTGGTATTGGTGTACCACCGCCACCCCCGCCTGGTAACATAGCCATCCCAGGGTTTGTAGGGTTGCCTACGTTTGGCGGAGCCCCACCTGGTCTAGGCGGTGTAGCGCCACCACCAGTATTAGCTGGCTTTGCCCATTGTTGTGCGAAGCCCTGCATCAGTTGCAAAAGCTTCGCTTGAATATCTGTCGCGGCTGGTCCAACCATAATTATTTACCCCCCTGCAATAGCGCCATTGATTGGTTATAAGCAACCGTCAAATTCGCAAGCTTCGCTGCCATTTGATTTTTCGTAATGAAACCCCATTTGAAAGCGTCGGATAATTCTTGGCTGTAGGATTTCATTTGCTGGTTAATCATCTGCGTGGCAAACGCGGGGCCATAACCACTCTGCGTAGCACCAGGTGTGAGCGCAGTTTGTGCCGCTTGCTGCCATGACGACGCAAGTGTTTTGTCAGTAGAGTCAAGACTTTTATTCATCGCGGCAGCGTCTTTGACGGTAACGCCGTTAGAATCAAGCAAACTAAGCACCAGCTCACCAACACCAATACCAGCCGCAAGCGGTGCGATTACAGTAGCGGCAGCGCCAAGGCCACTCATAGCTCCAGTACCGGCTGATGCGCCAGCACCAGCGTTAGCGCCAGATGATAAAGCTCCAATACTTGTTGATGTAATTGGGGCAGCGGTGCCAGTTAAATCAAGCGCACCAGCAGCCGCGTCAGGTAGTAATGTAGCGCCTGGTAATACCGAGGAGCTAACAGCAGCACTTAATGGTGCCGCCGCGCCAGCACCCGCACCTGCTCCTACACCTGCTACCGCTCCTATCGACGGGGCCGCTAACGAAGCTGGAAGTGATAATGGATTTGTGCTGAGTCCGCCGGTTATATCCCCAGGAGGTGTGCCGGGAAGCTGCCCTTCTGGGATAACACTAGAAGCCGGTGTCTGACCAATCCCAAGAAGTTTTTGTATTTCCTTTCCAGCCGTAGGCCCCAACGCGCTAATAGCTGCCGAGCCAAGTACCCCGCCAAGACCAACACCAGAGGTCTTTGACATATACGGCGGGTACGAAGTACCCAACCCAAAAATTGCGTTAAGCAACGGGCTGTATTCCGGTTGTGTACGGATAAATTCCTGCAAAGCGTTCTGAACCGCTGTTTGGTCCATCCCTTGAAACAACTGCCCAAGTTGAGTACTGGCGTTTAACAGCGTAGAACCTGCTTGCTCCTGCAAACCCATCCCTTGCAGGGTTGTATTTGCAAGCAGGGCATTTTGATCGGCGGTAGTCTGCGATTCGTAATGAGACATCGCATCGCCGAACGGGCTGCCTTGTAGGTTACCGCTAAACGCAAACTGACCCTTTAAGTCTGCCTGGTTCCGTTGGATATTCTGCTGCTGCGCGGCAACCATCGCTTGCCATGCTGGCAACGTGTTTACGCCGTTAGCCATGCTTTGCAAACCCTGCAAACCAGGCTGACCGCCAGCATTACCGGTTAGGAAAAACTGCTGCAACGCGGCAAGCTCCGGTGTCATCGGCGCGCTTGTTGCACCTGGCGTAGTCGATTGACCACTTGATGGTAGCACGACCGACCCGCCAAATGGTGTCGCCCCCTTGCCCATCTGCGATGAAAGCCATTGTAATAACTGATTTGTGAAAGCAGGCGAGACCGGCGAACCACCAAATATCTGTCCTTGTCCGGTTGAAGTTGCCGTTGGCAACACTGTTGGCGATCCCGAAGGATTAAATGGTGATGGTGAGCTTGAAGGCCCAGCGTTAGATTGAGGGCCATATGGCGAGGCTGCCGGCGAAGCCGAAGGCATCCCTGATGCGCCAGGCAACGACGGCATATTGCTAAAGTATTGGTTACTCGAACCGTAAGGGTTCGTTCCGCTAGATTCCGGTAGGAATAACGTGGTTCCTTGACCTGGCAATCCACCCATATTATCTCCTAAAATAAGTGTATGGTCGGCATATCGGTCTTAATTGCTGTTCTTGCCGCCACGCTTCTTGCTCACGTTTCTTCTTGCGTTTCGCAACAAGCCCCGGCTTGGTTGGATACTTCGGATCACCGAATAACATCGCGTGAACGGCACCTGCTTTCTCAAATTCTTCAAGTTCGGCAAAGCCACGCTCGACCGCAGACCACACCAAAATTTCGTTCCAGTCACGAGGCAGGAGTATAACCGTCCCGCCAAGTCCAGCATCATTGATTGGGTGGTTCCGCAGTATACGGGTCTGTACCTGATAAGCCTTGTCCGGTACAGGATAAAAACCAATATTGGTTGAAAACCGATACCACTTTGTAGGCTGCGAGTTGTTTACATTAAAACGATCGGTTTCTTGATAATGAGATGGATTTAGCTTTTTACGAATTGCATTTGTTCCTGGGTCCGTCCACATTAAGATGTCCAACGTAGCCTGATTCACATCCCCGGCTGGAACGAGATTGCTTTCGGCATACTCTTGTGTACCCGGCGTTAGATTAAACAACGGCCCAAATTCTTCAAGTTCGCAAAAATCATCGCGGTAATCAGGCGAGCCAGCGATTTCTATAATTGCGTCCCGCAACCACACCTGTGCGCGGGCAACGTCTTGTACACGGTTCTCGACCTTTATTAAAACATCGCCCTGAAGATCGGAGATATAAAATTGAAGCTGACCAGATGTATTAACTACTGGCATAATCTAAACTCCACCAAAGATGGTCACTGTAATTCGGTTGCCGTCCATGTTTGAACACTCGGAGTCAATGCCCCGGTGGTCACATTACATACCCTTGCTTGTACAGTTCCTGATGCGCTTACATAAGCTGACCAACTAAAGTTTGCCCCTATACTTACTTGTGGACTAACGAATACGGCGCTTGTCGTTGGTACTCCAGTCACAGCAATAGGCTGTTCTGAACAACTATTTGCCGGGATTGAGCCAAACGTTAGGGCAGCGGTTGCCGAGCGCAAATTCGATTGAGCACCAAGCGCAATAACAGGAATAATATTCCCTTGAAATGTCGGCAAGTCTCCGGCACTTTTAGCTAAAGGTATGTCTCCAGTTCCGGCATTATTTCTCCACACAATTGAGTCACCGGAGTTAAGCCGAAGGTTTCCAGAGGCCGCAGGATTCGTCAAAGAAGTCGGGTTGGCATAAGACCACGCATTAGAACCAACAGATAATGGAGTTACGCTTGTAGTTCCGTACAAAGCGTTGTCGTGAACCACAATGCCTTGAGTATCAAACCCTCCAGCTACAACAGTTGCTGATGGATTAGCAATAGAATTCCCTGAACCTGGGGGGGTCCCTGCATTACGGGTAGAAACGTTCCCTGTATCAACGTAGGCAGGTCCGGGAAGGATATAATAAACATTCTCTCCAGCCGGGGCAGTACCCCGATAAACTCGATAAACTGCGACTCCTTGGTACTCTGACCAACTTAGAAGCACGGAGCCGCCACCACCGGCCACGGCGGAAACCTCAGAGCTTTGTGCGAGAACCGTTCCAGTTGTCCCATAAGCAACTGCTACATAATAATAAGTCGCTGCACCAAGCGTTGTTAACGCACTGGAGGAGACAAGGATATCGTTGGATGCTTGGTGATCACGGACAGTGTTATCACTAACCAACATCCCGAATGAGTTAAGTGCCCCTTCTCCATCAACGCCTATTCCCGGATAACCAGCGAGATTGCTTGTATTATTTCCAGCAACTAAGTTATTTACTACTTGGCTATAGTAACCTGAACCTACTCGTATTCCATAACCACCATTGATGACCCCACCCGCACTATTGGGACAGGTTATACCCCCGGTTCCAGTCACTATATTAAATGATATAATATCGAATGTATTCGTCCAATCGTGTATACCACCTACACAGTTCCCGTTGAACGTATTTCCAGTGATGATATTTTTACGTCCATATTGATATACTTCTATTCCATAGAGGGAGTTGCTGTTCGCCGTATTTCCGGTTATTTTATTTCCAACCGGCCCATTAGTGGTTCCAAGACGAGCCATCAGAATGCCTCTTGCCTGGAAGCAAGCCGCACCAAGACATCCATTATTGCTAATGATATTTTTATCAAATGTATTCTCAAGCATTGGCCCTAAATCGGTAGACCACCCTAAAATTCCGCCGCCCGAAGTGTTGGAATTTGCCGTGTTATCGTTCACCTCGCATCGCGTGGACCTGACGAGAACAATCCCCGCATAGCCGTGATTGGTCGATTGGTTATGGATAATCTGGCAATTTGTTACATTATTGAACAGAATACCCTCTTGCCCGTTAGTCGCCGTATCCACGGAATTGCCGAGCGGCACGTTGATGGTCGGCCCGGCCGTTCCTATAAAAGAGCAATCCTTCACAACGTTTCCGGCCGTCGCGTTTGCATAAACCATCGGTGCGCTGTCAGAAGCCGGAGTCGTATAGTTGAAGATCGTGTCCCATCCACCACAGATCAGCTTTGAATTGTTTCCGGCCAGCGTAATTGCCGGACTTGAGGGCGTTCCGGTTGGTAATACGTAATTACCAGCCTGAATCATTCTAACTGTATGATTGGCTGAAACAGAGACGCGAGTAGTCCAAACCAAGCCGCACGCTTGATTAACCCAAATTTCTCCGGCAACCACACCCAAATCAGCATCAGCGGAATTTATCTTCGCCCCGCAATCGCCCCCGCTATAGCCAGCGGCAAAATGAATCGAGCCAAGATTCGGTAATACAAGGGTGCCTAGGGTAAGTACACCGCTAACATTAAGCGTTGTTATATTTACAATGCCGGTAAAATTAACTGTTCCACTATATGAGTTGGTAAGATCAACAGGGTCAATTATAGAATAGCTATAGGTTGTAATACCTGTTCCAATAACCTGAACTTTGTAAATACCTGGCGCAGCCCAAAAAGAAAAATTCCCAAGGTTATCAGCGTTTAAAGGTTGTGTAATCAGGTTCGCCGGACTTAATGCTTGATTGGTATAAATGTTTACCTGTGGCGAACATGGAGCGCCAGTCGCCGATGCAGTGCAAACATAAACGTTTACGCCACCAATTGGTTTACCCGTCACAGACGAGAAAGCAATATCATGGTACGGAACGCCCTGGGCATTTGCTCGTCCAGCGAATAGCAACAGCAACAAAACGGCAATGAAACAAAACGTTAGTTTTCGCATAGCAAGCTACTCCGTGTAAACCATCAATTTGCCAGACGTCAATACTGGCATAATCAACCCATTAACCCAACCAACAGTCCCCGACCTTACCGGCGCGCCATCCGCGGAACCATGCCCATCCCAAACGATCTTTCCGTTTTGATCGGTTATCTTAACAAGATCGGCGTTCCCGTTGAAATCGAAAAACTCAAACTGTTTGACTTTGATATTCCAGTTGGCGATAACCGTCGCAGCGGGTGTGTCAAGCTTCCATTGTCGTGCTGATATATCATTGGCCATAGCGAGGCTCCTTAATCGTAATCGTTCATAGTATAAATAATACCACCGTTACCCTACCAATAGTAGCCCGTAGAGTAATATCGGTCTTAGTTGCTGGTACACTGCCGGTGTAAATATCACAAGGCGAGCTTTTTGACATAGGCAAATAGCCTACTGGCAAACGCCCGAGATTATGCTTAACGGTAAAATCATGATCAAACCCCACCGGCGTTATCACCGTCACCCATTTACCATCAAGATTATCCGCACCGGAGGTTGGGTTGCCGAAGGCAATGCGTCCGTTAAAGACGGACGCAAGTTGTTCATACGACTTGCGTATGGTTTTAATCGCCGATAACGGATCGCCTGATTGTAACTGACGTTCGGTTGTTGGAGCGATATGAGGCATTAGTTTGTCTTGACCTCACCGCCGGTTACGTAAATCGGCGCGAACTCTACAAAGCTTGCAACCGTTCCGGCGTTGCCACTTATTGAATAGGTTAGAAAAAGCCCGGAGATATGGAACGGGATAACCTTCTCAAGCACAAGCCCGGTGTTACCGCCAAGTGCGAACTGCTTTGTCTCGGTTCGGCCTTGTTCATTGGTAATAGAAATCGTAAAAAGAATCGACGCAGCAATGTCTTTGTAAACCAAACGAAAACGGGTAACATCTTTATTATGACGGCGATCACCCATGCAAAGCTGACCGCTTGTGATGAACCAATTTGATTCTGAATAATTTGTGAAGTCTACCACCCCAGGCGTGCCATCACCAAAGCCGATAAGTAAATCATCGTACACTTTCGTAGATGCCTGCGTTACTGGAGTCCATTGTTGTTGAGAGATTTGCCCCTTCAAATCTGCAATCCGAATCGCTCGCGGGTTATAAAATCGTCCAACCACCGACGGCGTTTTATCGAAAACAAACCGGCTCCAGTTAGCCTCTTTAAAGTTATAAACCCAAGTCGAGCCTTGAGGTATAACAATCCAATAGGCCTTGTAATCATTACCGTTACAATCGCTTGAAATAAAGCCGGAGATTTGAGATGGTTTGGAGTTTGCTAATTCAGCCATGATGCTTGTACGAGCACCAACTTGACGGCTGCCATCAATAGTTCGTGAACCAATCGGTTCGGAGTCAGTACCATTAAAGAAGAACACATCCTCAAAGCCAATATAGGCCGAGCCTTCTTCGCCGTAGTTAGCCCAGCTCCATGGAAAGATATTACCTTTACCACGCGAGCCGAAAGGCACAAAATTAAATGGGGCTGTGCCAATACCCGTTGGCACAACTTGTGTTAGCCCACCAAAATGCGCAAGATAACCTTGTTGATAAATCTTACCACAACCAGTGATCGGCCCAAGATCACTTAAAATATCAGTCTTACCAGCGGCAAAACTAGTCCAATCCGTTGGGTCGCCAGGACCAGTCCACCGTACTCGTTGAGGGTATGGAATACCATTCTCAACAGTATTAGCAACCAACAACGACTGAACAAGTTCCATCATGTGAAAGGCTGGAACCGCGTTTGGGCTAACTGGCCCGAAGTTATTAGCCATTCCATCCCACATCTGAACCGCGTCAGTGCCTTGGGAAAACAAAAATTTGCCGTTGACAACCGTACTACTAAACAACATACCAGCCCCACCGGTTAACGCTCCGATAAGCTGCGTCCAGTTGCTCCCATCCCATGGGAACAAACTACTCTTGGTTATCCCAACCTGGTGACGTACTCCAAGAGTATCAAAGAAATCGTTGATTCCAAGAATTGGGTTAGCGCCATCCGGCGAAGCCAGCGCTGTATAACCGGGTCTAACCTGCGCTAGGCCCTTACGGAGAATCATATTCACACAATCAGCGAAGCCAAGATTCTCAATCACATCCGCAGAAAGCTCGCTTTGGATACCACCAAACGGCCCATGAAACGAGAGTTCTGGAAGCTCTTGTTTTTCAATGCGATCTGTGGTTGCTTGTGGCATTAACGATGAACCTTAACGTACAAACCACCCGGCGTATATGTGCAATTAGCGTTAGCTCCTATGGTTGTTTTCACAATAATTTGATTAGCGACATTGATGGCGATTTGACCCGGCTGCGCGAACGGGGTTGCGGAGCCGCCAACGAAATTAAATCCAACATTCGCAGTTGAAACGAAGCTCATCAAAATATTGGTTAAAACAAGTCCATGACCTTCAAAAGTGTAAAACGGCAAAGCATTACCAACCAACGTTTGGTTACTCACCTTCACACCGTTTACATAAAGATTGATATTATCGTTTGCGGTAACACCAGCCGCGGCAATCAAAGCAAATACTTCTACGGAGTAGCCTGCAACCATAAAAGCCGCTGGAATCGTTATCGTATTAACCGTTGTCTCAACCCCAGGGTTTACAATCGGAGCAACCGTTAAGTCTGTAAATGTCTGCCAACAAGCCGCCTCAACCCAGGCTGCGCCGCTCCATTGGTAGAACTTCTTCTGATCGGTTGCAAAGTACAAAACTCCGTTATTGCCGTTGCCAAACACACCCTCCGGCACAGGGATGTTCCCCAAAGTACCAGACGCAAACTGCGCCATGCGCTCTTGAATATCAGTTTTAAGAGACCGGAGGTCTAACCCAAGCTGATTCGCCTGTTGCGAATCTAACGGTTGCGCTGAATTCCACTGGTTTGTAAAAGCCATTGGCTACGCCTCGACGGCTACGAGCCGCTCAAATTTTCGATATCTTTAGAACAAACTTCGCTTAGATCGGTTCGATATTGCTTATCAGGGAGCTTTAACTTTTCAACTATTCGATACGGCCCATCAAACGCTTTGTCAACGCTATCGCCATAGCCAGTCGCTATACCTACTATGCCATATCCCTGACTGGTAACGTAATCTCCTTCTTGTCGTTTAATATCGTAGATATAGAAGTGCTCCCAGTCACCATCACGAAGTCCCCGCACCGGAATCCCCTCAGGTCCAGGATATTGTTCTGATGGCCACGGCGCAGTAGTGACCCTAACTCCGGCGGCAAAGCCTTCCCTAAAGGGCATCCTCGGCTCCGCCTGCCCTTTTGATACATCAGAAAGGAATCGTCCAACTCCACCGTCAACAAGTTCGAAGAGGGCGGTTGGTGTCGCGTCATAGCCAAACCTCGGAGTGAACTCCAATCCCCATAAACCCTCCTCGTTAATCACAGCGTTTAAATCAATCGGCCCAACATACCCGTGGGTATGTAAAAGTTGAGTTAGGGCCATCAGTTCGCTGACCACAACATCGTTGACCCATACGACGTTGCCGGTACAGCCCCCTGACGGCCCAAGATCGTTATTCATCAACTGTTTGCGTTCAATCGTGTGGTTGAACGGGGATAAGAATTTATCCCCATCAAACCAACCTTCGGTTGAAACGGCGATTCCTTCTTTGAATTCTTGTAGCTCGAAGTTCGCATCACCGTGAGTTTTAATCCGGTAATACTCAAGCATTTGCAGCATATCTTCGTTGTCGGCGGAAACGTAACTTGGCAACACGCCGCTCATTCCGCCGCTTGGTTTGAACACCAAACGGATTTCATCATCGTTATTCTGGACAAATTCCGCCGCGGTATCCCAATCACTAAAGCTTTGGCTAGGCGGGACTTTGATACCCGCGTCAATCATTACCTCCCTCGCAAAGCTTCGGTCCATTTCAAGTCGATCAGCCAACGCACATCCACCAATCACGGGATATCCCGACTTCCGAAGCGCGTCACAAATTTGACCGTTGCCAGTACAATCAGCCACAATAATCGTATCACGGTCAATATCAAACGGAGCGTCGAAGTCTCCAGACTTTGGCACGAGGCCGTCGCCACGGTGTGAAGCATCGTCGTCTTTAATCCAGCAGCAAACCTCATTACCTTCTTGCTGAATACGAAGCGCGAGCCCAACGCCGTCACCACCCTCGGAGATGAAGAAAAACTTCATTACCAAACCCTTTTGTTAATCAGCAACCCGTTTATAGAACCTTAGTGCGCCCAATTCCACTGTCTTAACGTTCGAGCCATCTGTGGCCCACTTCGGCGGATCAAAATCTAATGACCGATCGAAATAGCTGGTGGCCTTTCTAGTAGGGTCGGTCTGACTTACTAGCATCGCATCGACGGCATCCAGACTGGCTTGCCATGAGTTGTCAGTCTCCGTTGGAAACCTATATGAATTTGGGTCGCCATGATTAAACGATGAAAATTGAAATGGCTTGAGTATACATAGAACCAAGTCAGTCCCCCACCAAGTAGGACGCTCAGCCCGATTACGAAGCACCCATGCCACCCCTAGCTTGGCATCGGATGATTCGCCTCTGGCCTCGCGCCAGACGCACAGAGCCGCTAGAATCCTTGCGTACGGTGTTGGTGCTTCCATAGTTCCCCTTTACAAACGGCCAAGCAATAGCAAGATAACCAAGATCAGCACAACCAGCCCCAAGCCGCCGCTGGGTGCCCAGCCATAACCACACCCCTGATGCGGCCACTGTGGTAGCGCACCGATCAGCATCAAAATTAACACCACAACCAAAATTGTGCCTAACATCACCACACCGCCTTCCAAACTCGTTTCGCGCCGTGCCCTACCTTGACCGCGCCCTTGCTTGTGGCACGTCCCACGGCCTTAGCACCGTTCGCCGTCTTGCGGCCAGCGTACCGGATGGCCCCGGCTTTCAGGAACGTACACAACAGTAGTATGACTGCTACAACCGACAACATGATTTTCATGTAGCCTCCTTTACTTCCGTCAATTAAGCATAATGATCGGCGTGCTACCAAGTGTAATCGTGCCGCTGGTGCAGCAAGACGTATAAGGAGTCCCACACCCACAATAGTTGTAGGTTGGGGTGGTGATCATCCACTGAAAGATTGGTGCTGCCGCACTGCAACAGGAAGGCGGAACCGTAATGACCCAGCAGGAATTAGGCTCCGCACCAGCATCGAGCGCCGCCAAGCGTGCGTCGATTTCTTTAATTCGCACTTCAGCCTTCACTCTTTCCTGTAAAAGTTGCTTGGCCTCGGCTACACGCGCCGTCGCCTTCGTGTCAGCAAGATCGGCTTTCGCTCGTTCGCTCGGCCTTTGAGCTTGCCCGGCTTGTGCGCCCGTCGAGAATAGTAACACAGCGGTGAAGACTTTCAAAATGGTTTTCATGTTACTCTCCTTTTTAAGCGGCGTCATTGCCGCGATACAGCGCCCTTGATCTTGTGTCATGCCCGAATCCGAACAGCAAACGCCAGATCCAGATTCCGAATCCATACTTATAAAACCAGACATACGAAGCCCCGACGCTTTTACGAGAACTTCCCGTCATTCTGCAATTTATATGCATGTTTGTTACCTCCAATTTCTCAAGGCATTGCCCAATGCCGACGAGATTCCGAACAGCGCGATGATTGCCGTGTCGGTCAGATTTAGGGTGGCCGATTCTTTCTCCAATATAACCTGGTCCATGATCCAAAGGAAGTGCGGAATGCAAGCTCTTTCGTCTGCTGTGATTTCTCCGGTAAAATCAGTGAGCCGTTCATTCAGCAGATTCTTTAATTCAATCTTTTCGGCTTGAGTGATGGTTAGGGCATTTAGTCGAACCAGAAGCTCGTCAACTCTCGGATGCCCTTTGTGGGTCAGTTTCTTGGATAGAATTTGCTGCGCGACGGCCCAATAAGGCTCGCCCTTAAGCTTCACGGCCACCATGTCTAACTCTAGGTCGCGTATTCTTCCGCCCATTCTCAACAGCATGGCAGACGCCGCACCTAGCGACGCAACCAGCACCGATACTACCGTTGGCCAAATCCATTCGGGCATTATGGTTTCACCCCTGGGGCCTGAGAAGTTCCCTGAGTATGTGGGTCAATCGCTATCGCATCCTCTTTCGCAGCGATTCCCGCAAGCGTTGTGGGATTCTCTTGTAGCCCAAAGAACGAACGATACCACGGCAGACGTCCGAATATCCCTGTAATCTGATGCAGAATGTTAAACGCTATAACGTATGACTTCCCATCAGTGGGCGACGGTGTAGGCATCGAACTGGAAACAATCGTAACGGCTCCGCAAGCTATCCATCCAGAGATAACCTGATGCGCCCAGATTAAATCAATCAACGTTTTCATTACGAATAATCCTCTTGTGCCGATTCACTACGCTTTTCGGCGGTCACATTACGCATCTCATCGGGGGACGAAGAAATCACCTGTGCAATCGTTTCGTCCCGATGAAACGCCTCTGGGTTATCAAAATCACTACGGCAAAGCAGCTGACCATTTTGCATCGAAAGCTCGCTTAGGCGGTAGTCACAACCACAGCGGTCACAGCGCGACCACGGGTCGCCTCGAATCCCAACGATTTTGCGTGGCGCTACTGCCATTAGTTGTAGTTAAAATCACAGTCAAAGCCAATCGCGTACACTCGGAGAGTGCCGGTATTGGCCATCACAAACGTGGCTTCGATTAAAATGTCCGATGAATCAAGATTCTCAAACACCGGAGCAGCAATAGCAACCTCGGAAAGATATGGACCAGTCGCGTCGCCGGCAGCAGTCTTTGCGATAGCTGTCGCCGCAAGCACTGGTGTTATAACGTTTGCAAGGTTATTGCCAAAACCCGTTCGTGAAACGCCGATAGTGGCACTCGTCAAGTCAACAACACCAACCTGATAAGCTACCCAGACAGAAAGGATTCGTAAACCCTTTGGGACGTCTTGAGTTGGCGGGGTTAATTGCGAAGCGCCGGTAAACGGCGGCAATCCAGGCGTGCCTGCTGGCCAGCCCGAAGTGCCAGCACTTTTACCAAATTGTTCTTGGAACGGCATTGGGGTTGTCGAAACCTCAATAAGCCGTTTCAGTTCATCAAGCTGGAGAAGAACGTGATAGGTCTCAGCGCCAGTCGCGGTGCGATTTAATGACCAATCGCCGATGGCGTTCCTGGCAATAGCAAGATTCGCAGAATCAGTTTGTAGCTGGGAGGCTCCATGTATAAAGAAGCCCCCCTGATGCGGTGTATCAGCGTAAAAAACGCCTTGTGTTCTCATAAGTCCCCCCGCCGGTTAATGCCTGCGCCGGCTCGCGGTTGCTAGGACTTTGTAAAGCCCTGCGTTAGTTGGTGTAAGTAAACAACACTTGGAACCCACAAAGCTGAATGGTCATGGCTGATGCCGCAGTTTGCGAAAACACCTGTGAGTAGGTTATCCTAGCAATAGCGGCCGTGAGTTGCAGAGGGGTAGTTAGAACGTTACCCTCATTCACACACTGACCAGAGGTGGTTGCGGTTGGAGTGCTGTGTGACATACCAGGAGTCACAGTTGCGGGAAGAATAGAACTTACGGTGCCCGAGGCTGCGCCACCTACCGCTGGGTAGGTAACTGTGTCATAGGTTGCGTTAGCAAGAGAGGTTGCCGTGGCGGCTTGAGTACCATAGAACTCATTGATCGCGGTAATTGTGACGCCTTTCAAAGCGGTCGTACGAGAAGCAAGGGCTGAGGTAATATCACAATCCCATTCCTCACTTCCAGCGGCAGCGTTGGTGGTTGAGTTCATTACGGTGTTATTTAACGCCGCCCGAACAGTGGTAAGGGTTTGTGTTAGCGTAGTTGGAGTGACAAAACAACCAGCTTGAGTGGCAGGAATAAACACCATACCATCAGTGATGGTTGTTCCTAGCACACCAGTACCAGCCACTGGTGTACCCTGAAAAGCGTTCAGGGTATAGTTAATGGTAGCACCAGCGCCGCTGAGCACGCTTAGGTTCACATGCACATAAGCGTTAGTAGAAGCTGGCGCAAGGAAAAACGAGTAAGAGCCGTTGCTAGTACAGGTCTGAGTGTTTCCTGCGCCGGAGTAAGAACCACCCGAGGTGCTGGCAACCTCAACGCCGATAGTGCAGGTCGAAACGGTGCCCTGCCCCCACCACGTTAGCTGATAAAGCCCAACGTTCAACGACGTGGTCGTGACGTTACCAGTTGCCATCGGGCCGCTAACGCCAGTTGCAATCAACGTATTTGATTGGGTCAACGTACCATTGAACTGCGCTTGCGCAGGTGCTGCTGCGAAGCATAGGGAAAGCATGAGCAAAGCCAAAAGCTTCTTCATCCGAATAACCTCCAAATTGAATTTGTGGGTCAATTCTCCGAACTACGAACCCACCACCGGTGGTACAGGTGGTACTGCAATCGGTGGTTTTGCAGCCGGCGGAACAATTACAAAAGTCTTTACCGGCTCCTCCACCACCAACGGTTGCTGCGGATGCGCCGAGTCCGGCGTAGCCACCGCATCCGCGAAATGCCTGTCTTTCAAATGCTCCACCATGATGTCACCGACATCAACTGATGGCCCACGCACCTGCGCGTGGCAAAGCGAGCACTCAGCGAGGAACCTGTAGGCCCCGTTGAGATGCGGGTTTTTTGTATCCGTCACCGAGTAATTCGGTGTCCTGCTGGCAATATCAACAATATCCGGCATAAGAAAACCTCCCTTTTTAGATTTTGACTACCCTAAGGGCCGTTGCTGCCCCATGTTCCCATCCATGAAGTGGCGCCGAAACCACCACGCCAGAAGGCGATTTCTTTGACACTCAAGGTATCAAAGTCGTCGCTGAATTTGGTGTCCATCTTCCGACGCATGAACACCTTCATTTGGTGTTGGTCCTTGTCGCACAGGGCAAACCACGCGCTCTGCGAGGTGAAGTAGTGGCCGACGAAGAAATTCAAATCTTGCGACAAAAGCGCATTGATTTCGTTGTCGGCGGTATACGGCTTGTGAGCGGAGCCCAGGATTTCAGAAGCGATAAACTGAAGCTCAGGCGGGATCACGATCAATTTCGGCTTGAGAACAATCGGCAAACCTTGGCTATCGACCAACCGCTCGAATTGATTTATCATCAATTGCAAAGCGGTAACCGAGAGATCAAGATCGGTTGACGGACGATTCGGATAAGTGCCAGCGGCACCGATCACGTTAGTCAGGCCCGGCCCGATGTTAGTGGCGCCAGGGCCGCCAAGCAGCGGGTGTTGGTTGTTGAACAGGCTCAAACCATCGGTGGTCAAAGTACCTGTCGATGAGAAGCCGTTGTTTAATATGTTCGCCGATCGCTGTTCGAGTGTGAAGTGACCGCTACGGGCAAGTGCTTTTGGCACTTGCATAATGATACCGTACTGGTCATCTTCATAAAGCTCAAACGAGCTTCGCACACCCAAAGCGAAGGTGAACATATTATACCGCACGGTGCCACCTTGTATGGCATCGTTGTACTGAACCGACGTGGCTTCGTCCTTCTGAATCATTGGCGGCAAGCCTGCAAATTCCACCTCGTCCTCAAAAGCTTTGTCCGATGTTTCGACGTGAAACAGATGAGTGTATTCTTCCTCACGCTGTTTCAAATCAATCCAATGAACGAACGTGTGATGTAGGCCAGGAGCCATGAGTTGGGCAAAGCCCTCACGCATCATCGTCATGTTGCTTCCTCCTCTCTAAGATTCCTTCGGGTTAACCGAAGGTAAAGCTCACTGGCTAGGTGGTCAGACTAGCTGCTGTTGACAACACTTGGAAATGCACACCGCGAAGGATGTCGTTCTGGTCAAGCTCGATGATCTTCACCGCGGCAGAAGCGCCGACTTTGGTTTTATCAACGAACCAATGTCCGTCGGTGTCCTTGGTTAAGCCATAGGACTTACCCACGTCAGTTGCAAGCAATACTTGGACGGTTGGATTGATCTGCCCGTAGAATACCGTATCCGGTGCAGCTGCTTCAAACGGCGTTTTACCGTCGTTGAAAGGCGCGCCGCGAGGGATGTTAACCCCTGAAGATTGGAAAGGCACCACGCCAAAGGTTAAGGTTTGAGCCGTACCAGTAGTGGTAAGGTTCGCGCCTGCGGCTTTCGAGAAGCCTGCGATACCCGGAAGCGTTGCGCCATCCCATTCTTTGATGGCTCCCGTCCCTGCGTCGATCTGAACAGGAACGCCCAATACAAAAGTCTGAGCGTTCTTTTCAATGATTCGGTCAACCACAGGTTGATTGCCCGAAACCGTTCGAATTGCATAAATCAAAGCACTCGCCATATTTACCTCCTATTAGGATTCGGGTCAACTACTCTGAGAATAACTACGAGTCTGGGCCGGCCTCGGGGATACCAGATTCCGATTGGCCGGGTGTAAATACCTGGAAAAGACCTGGGCGTTTATGTATGGCCGAACCTTTGCCGGCATTAACTTCCTCCTGCAACATCGCCTTGCCAGCACGAAGCTGGTTAGCGTGAGCCACACGCCTACGCGCCGTTTCGTCGTTGTGTTTCAACGCGCCGAGATAATCCGTCCGCGGCATGCACATCAATATAAGATCGCCGTAGATGAAACGACCGTCCCGAAACAACGCATGAGGGCATTTGGCATCCGTTGCCGCTGCGTAACGCATACCACGCGCTTCCCACTGGGTCGCTGAAAGACCGTCCTTGGCGAGTCGATTGACCCATCGAAACGACAAAGACGGATTCAGCGAAACGACAGTGGTTGGATCACTGCCGAAAAGTGGTTTTGCTCGTATGCCCGCAAACTCATCCCTTGAACCACCCTCAACCGGTGGCTCGATTGGGGGTTTCGGAAGATTCGCTGTTGTCAATGCTGGTGTTATTGGTTTATTAACGTCCATAAACCACCGCCTCTTTGCGAGATTTTGTCCAATCAACGTCGCTAATACCCATCCGCCTGGCGATCGAGGACTCATCAGGTGATAGAGTATCCTTACGGGCGTTATCGTCTGGACGAACGCCGCTTGGCCCCGCCGGTTCAGTGAATAAAACATCGTTCTTTTGAATCGCTTCCATGATTTCGTCCATGTGCTTGGCTTTTACCAACGCGAAGCAATTCTCAAACGCGTCGGAGAACACCTGATTCTGTGCTGGCACCCGCTTGAAAAGCTCCTCAACTTCGTTGCGGTACTTGCCAAGGATAATCGAATCACGACGGTTCTTGGCGATGTTATGCTCAGCGGCTTGCCGCGCAAGCATGGCGCTGTTAAACATCAAGCCCGCTCGCAAGGGCGCGAGTTCGTTATTCAAACGAGTGTTAAAGGCATCTTCTTCCTCGTCGGTAACGAACAAACGCTGAGGTTGATTGTTGTTCTCCACCACAGGTTTTCGATTCGCGGCGTTCAACGCAGCCAACGCCTCGCGGGTTTGAGCAAGCTCTGATTTCGTCGTTGCATCGCCCGCTTTTAGCGTAGCAAGCTCCGCTTCTTGAGCTTTGGCCAAGTCAAGGGCTTGCCTTCCTACATTGATCTTTTCAAGAACCTGCGCGGCTGTTAACCCACGAAGCTCCTCCGGCAAATCTTCTTCCCTCTTAGCTCCAAATAATCCCATCTGGGTCACTCCTCCTTTTTAATTTTACCAGACCTTATATCTTCCGAGTATTGCCTTAGCTCATCTGGTAATCCAAGAATCTTCTCAATGGCCTCAAGTGAGCCTTGCGCCTTTCTTATTTCCTCAAGGCTGCTGCATACCCGAAGCACCGCTAGGTAATGCGATTGGCGTTCTTTCAGCCATGCTAAGAACGTTGTCGCCTCCGGGCTGCTGAGGAGCCTGCGGATTTGGCTGTGCTCCCTGTAAAGAAGGGACTTGCTGCTGTTGTCCTGGTTCATCTGAATGTGGCTCCGGTACGAGCCTTTCAGGCTCGTCATAATTGAAATGCTGGAAAACATCGGTCATTAACTGATTCGCAGCCTTGATAGCGTCCTTGAGGTATGTCTTAACCTCTGGCGGTATCATCTGCTGCGCAGACGCCTGCAACATCTGGGTAATCATTCCATAATGTCTGCTGGCGACATTCGACAACATTAGATCGTTTTGCTTCTCAACCTCTCGGTTGATACTAGCGTTAGATGCCTGGATAGGTAAGGCGAGAGTACCGCTACGCAAAGCTTTCAACGCAGCCACAATACGCTCGGCCTTTATCCCAAACATACCATAAGCATCGGGGGTGTTTTTGAATTCCGCCATCTGCCGAGCTACGATACGCCCAAGCCTCGCGTGCGCGTAACGCATGTCGGTGATATTCAAATCGGTACGATTATTTCCTTCCTGCATCACCGACAAAGTGCCCATCGCGGAATAATTACCTTTCTTATTAAACGAACCAGAACCCATACCTTGCAACGGCTGTGAAACACCTGCTCTCCGTTCTGCAAGATCGAAAGACATCCGCTCTTCCTCAATGGTCATCTGTGATGGTTCACCAAACTTAAGCGGTTCAATCTCGTCTTTCTCAGCCGGAATCGTTGCGCCTGGGAAGATACGATACCCAGCGTTCAACTTGCTATCCGGTGAAACCCGCATTAGATTACAATTCGCAACGGTAATCGCATCGCGTCGTTGGTTGTGAATCGTAGTGATTTCTTCCTGAAACTGTCCAAGCGCCTCGCAGAAGCCCATCCCAAAGAACATGCCATCTTCAAAGAACAGCCTTGCGGCAACAAATATATCCTCGGGATAATAGGTATAAAACGCCCGAACAAGGGTATCAGTTTCAAGATGGTAACTCGCTACCACACGGTAAAGCCTTGTACCAATGCGATAACGGCACCAACATTCCCAAATATCCCACTCGGCATAGCCATAACCCTGAGCAGTCATAGCACCTGAGTCGGTTTGTTGTTCTTGTTCAGAGGAAGTCGGAGACTGACGCGATGGTGATTTGATTATTAAATCAACCTTCGACGCATCGTAGATTTGGCGAAAGCGCTTTTCTTCAAGTTCCCACTTCTCCATTCGCCGTCGGTGGGCTTTGAAATCACAGGTTGCAAGGGAGGAGATGTTTGGAGAAACAAAGAAATCGTCGAGTTGGATACGCTCGGGGCGGGGGCCATCATAGATGACCTCATCGACATCTTCGTACTTGCCGTTGCCATCACCAGCAGGCGTTTTGAAAGACTCAACCTGAGTCTCCCACGGAACCTTAACTATGTCAGTTCCGTAACGAATGGTGCAGCCAAGCCACTCGTTATAAACCCGATACAAGTCAAGCTCTGACGGCTCGATGCCATAATATTGAAGGGCATCCTCAAGAGCCTTACGCTGCAAATCTCGTTCAGCGGCCTCGGCTGCTGTATGCGAGCCGTAGCTTTTGAGAACCCAAATCGGCATTGTCTTAAAGATCGCAGCCATTATCCGGCTCAGGAGGGTGTCTGCATAAATGGCCACAACAGGGATAACAATATTACTAGCGTTATGAAACGGAAATTCACGAACCTTCTCCAAAGGAATCGCTTTATAAACCCTACGCATCGCAGGCAAACGATTCTCATGGAGGTCTTGCAGACCAGCTTTGGTTTGCAAAATGCGGGTGCGGAGGAACTTTTTAAATCGTTCCTCCGCCTCGCGTCCAAAATCAAGTTTGATTGGCTCGATCATTTTACTAGCGTTGGCTTTGGCGTTGTCGCCTGAGTCTGTGCTGCAACTGATGCCGAGGCGGCATCAACCAGGTCTTTGAGCTTACTGTTAATAAGCTCGCAAGATTCGTAGAAATGCTTCTCAAGAACCTGAAGCGACAGCGTGCCAGTACCGACCGTGGGTTCATATTTCCACGCTACGGTGACCCCGTGGTAATGAACCTGTCCACTCGGCCCGTTGATTGCCAAGTTATATTCGTTGGACTTCTTCACCAACGCATCGAACTTGTCTTGGGTAATGCCCGTAAAAATCTGAGGTACGCAAGGTACCATTTAAGATTACCTCCTTGAGAGATACCGGCGAGCCGGTTAAGTTGTGGGCCAGCCCTTCGCGTTGTAATACGCGACGAGGTCGTTATTGATGCCGGTGATCAACGCCTGCTCTGATGCCCCGAACAATGCGGGGTCAAGGCCAAGCGCGGTCACGATAGCGGTCTGAGCCAGCTGCAAAGCCATCTGCGCTTTCTGCGGCCCTGACTTCGGCTTGTGAGAAAACAGCTTCTCGGCAAGTCCAACAAATGTTGGAGCCAGGGTAACAATGAGATTTGAAATGCTATTCCAATTCATTTTGATTCTCCTTTTAGTTTACTGCTACTGAATAAGATTGGTTAACCAAACGCTGACGCGAATCATTCGCTCGACGCCAACTATCGTAAGCACCACTAGTCATGCTCTTACGAAGCACCTGCGGTGCGTAGGCGAGCGCGTCGAGAATATCACAGAACTTGCCCTTTGGAAAAGTCTGATACTCACCAAGAAAATCTTGTTGTGGTACCGACCCATCCGGCATCATCTTAATCCAGAATCGGCCCTCTTCAAAGATGGGCTGAAGAATGTTACGAATACGCCATTCTTTTCTCGTGGTGATAGCGCCATCAGGGCCTTCGACCTCACCTTTTAACTCAATGATGCGCAACGTGCGGCCTTCCATTCGGCTACGATATTTAATATGGTAAGCGAGATAGCGTTGCGCGGCAATAGTCTCAACACCAACTTGATTAAGTTTCCACTTATCAGCCATTTTGAAAAGCTCGGCGATGTAGGTATCATAGGAAGCTTGCTTGGCCCAGTAATCAAGCAGGTAAAAGTTCTCGTCCTCCGACATACCAATGATGTCAATCGCATGGCGGCAACGATCTTTTGATATTCCCTCGCTATGCGCCGGGTCGGTGATCATAACAATTGCAAGCGATCGCCGGTACAAATCCTTGCGAACACCGTAACCATTCACTTTGTGAACGATTATATCACGGAAGTCTTTCGAGATGGTTGGGGTGAAGTATTGCAACCACTCAAGCTTAAAATCAGCGTCCTCGGGAGCACAGGGGTTATTTAAGAACTGGCACGAAAAGTTATATGCGCCAAGCCGCCTTCGTATTCCGGCAAGTTTACTGTGACTGAACTCCTCGGGAAAGATTGGCGTATCAGTCGGATGTAATCCGCAACACCCTCCAAGCGCACTGTGGCTGTGAATTGGGAACCAAGGTTCCTTCTCCCGTATATGGGAGTTGAGGTCGAAATACGACCATCGGTTGCCAACGACGAGTTCGCTGTTTTCATGGTTTGCATCTTCGCTTTCAAACGCGCCAACCAGAAGTTGGTGATATTCAATGGTCTTGTCCATGATAGATTGGGATTCAATCGCTTTACGACCGACAAGATCATCTTGAACCGCACGCTTATAATGCCGAGATTGCAAAGCGCCGCCAACCCCAAGGAAATCAAACGTTCCCTCGCCATGGCTGCCACCAGCCGCGCTGCGTACATGAAGCGAGAAGTTTGTCCAAACCTCTTTAGTTGATGGCAAAGTCTCTGGGAACAAGGAACGATAAATAGCGTTTGATTCAAAGTGCCAACGAATCTTAGAACCAAGCTTCGCGGCGTTTGTTATGTTTTCGCTTACAAGTAAGGTACGCGTTTCCGGGTCATGTACATGACGCATGAAACGGAGAAATTCTTCCGAATAGCCAAGAAGTTTAAACTCCGCCTCATCGGCCGACGTAAATGGAAGCGCCCACCACATCGGCAAGCCCTCGGAACAAATCGTCGATTTGAAATGGTCGCGTGGCATTTCGAGCACATCCTTGATGTGCTCGCGTTCTAGCGAACGACAGATCGGCAAATGCAACGAAGTTGTCAAACGCTTACGACGTAGGGCGTGTTTGATAAACCAAAACAAAGAGCCGAGACTGTTGGTTCGCATCACACGAATCTTGGCTTCTGGTGATTCGTTTGGTTGGTGAGGAACGAGTTGGAATTGTTCGTTCATTAGTAAGCCATCGCAGTACAGAGCAAGATGTCACTCGCGACCCAGGCCCCGGCTATGCCGCCGCTGGTAAAATTTCCGATGGGCACAGTCGTGGTGGTGCCTACGCCGGTTTGCACAGTTGAATCAACCGTGGCGCTCTTGGTCGTGATGTCGTCGCACGATAAATGCCATCCGGTGGTTGCAGCGGGCAGAGCGACCACGCCGGTGGTGGCGGCTCCGCCGGTGCCCACGTTGATCGTAAAAACAAAGGTGCCGTTGTTACTGGGGATGGTGGGGCTGGTGCCAAAGCCTGAGCTGATAGTCGGGGCTGTAGCCGACCCCAAAAGTTTAGAATTCACTTTATAAGTCAGCGTCGCGTTGACATTGGTGCCTTTGATAGTGCCCGGCGTTGTTGCTCCTATATTCACGTTGTCGATCGCACCTACTGCCGTGGGATTGATGGCGACTGTGCCTGTGCCAGTAGGGGAAATCGTGACGGCCAGGTTGGCAGGAGATAAACTAACCGCTCCGGTTGAAGTAATGCCCACAAACGATGCGCCGCCGGAGTCGGTGCAGGCGAGCGTCGTGCCGTTTTCGACGCACAAAGACGCGGTTTGGAGCCCGCTGCTCCCGTTCGCAGATTTCGGGATCACATTTAGGGCGAGAATTGCTTGTGAACTTTGAATAAGCGTATCTGTGCCGGCATTAAAAAGGTGTACGTTTTGGCCGGTTGTATCGATCCCTATGTTTGAGTCGGTCGTGGCCACGAAGCCAGCGCCATCCGGTAAGTCGATGCTTCCCGCTGAGAAATCCTGCAAAAAAGCGCCGTAAACGTTAGTTTGGTTGGTGAACACTGGAGAACCAGCCCCGTTGGCGCTTGCAATATTACCATCGTAGATAACAACAACCGAGCCGGTGCCAGTAAACGTTCCAAGATTTATACGAACAAAGTTTGTTACTTTGGTGGTAGCCACGCTTTGACCTGCGCTTGTGCAGGTCTGCCCAACGATAGCCCCACCTGCGGACCAATTAGTTCCATCCACTGACGAGTCCAAAGCAACGTTGCACGTTGAAACGGTGCCAATTGGAACCCATGTTAGTCGGTGGATTGTTATCGGAGAGCCGTTGAGATTAACGCCTGAATCCACTGTAGGTGCGGTGTAGGTGCTATTATATTGCATGGAGGAACGAACAGACGAGCCAAGGCCGGTGGCACTCACATTGCCGTCGTAAGTAACGCCTATGCTACCGCCACCGCTCAAGGCCGTTAGGCTTACCCGAACGTAGTTCGCTTCGGCGATGGTAACCGCACTCTGCGAGGCACCTGTGCAAGTCTGACCAGCGATAACACCACCCGCAACCCAGGTTGAACCGTCAACCGATGAATCCAAAGCAACGGTGCAGGTGCTAACGGTTCCGATAGGAACCCACGTTAAACGGTGTAACGTTATCGGTGAGCCTTGGTTATTGATAGCGACATCGTTCTTGGCAATCGTGTAGGTGTTATTGAAGAATGTAGCAGTTTGACCGAAAGCAGAACGCTCGGTGATGAGGACAAGTGTACCGAAGAACAAAATAGCGGTGATCAACGCGGCTATAAAGCCGCGATGGTTGATTCGTACTCGGCCCATTTGAGTCCTAGCCTATCAACAAGCAATCGCTCCACGCCTTCGGCGAAACTATGCTGTTGATGGTAAGGAGCTTGGGTCGAAGCTCCAGGTTCTTTTAGATTTTTGTTGCTGAGGTCCATATCAAAATCATCAACCTGTTGTTGTGAAACGCCGTCGTGCGCACAAAGCGCAGCTTCGATTAACTCATGAACGGCAACGCAGAGTTCGCTGCGCCAATCTTGTAAGAACGAAACTCGAATACGCAAAACGCCTTCGCCTGGTATCATACCATCACGATACCAGTCTCCACAGGTGTCATACCTATGATCACGATGCAAAACACTTTGGATTGAAATATCATTGAGGTGGCCGTCTGGGCCAATAAAAGGATGGGGTGTTGCGTTTTCTGCAAGTTCTGATAAACACTTGGCAAACTCTGCGTCCATTTGTTTCATTGAACGAGACCTGTTTTAGCTACAGGATCGCCACCTTCTAACGGCGCGTTATCAGAGGTCTTGACCTGTTCAACGGTTTTGTTGCTATCCTCCGCCACGGAGTTAAGTAAAGCTTCCGGCAACGGAGTTACGTTAAACGCCCCATCGCCAGCGGCGATACTGCCTTTGGAAAAAACGCGCTGCGGGTCACGATCAAGAAGCTCCTTCGCCGCTTCCATTCTCGACCTAAGATCACGTCGTTGATTCACGGTTTCCACCAACGCCCTCATCGCAGCGGGCACGCCGACAGCAAATACCTTCCTCATCTCGGCAGCGCGACACGCGAGTGCCTCGTCCATCTTTGTGGTCGTGCCAAGCAAAATACACTGCTCAAGCTCGGCGTATTCCGGCAATCCTATAACGTATGTAATACTTGCTTCGGTTACGCCAAAGATCATTGCCATGCGAGTAACGCTAATACCTGCTACTCGCATCCGGGCAATCTGTTCAATCTTGAGCCAGGTCTTGCTTTGAATTGTGGGGCGGGGGTTGCCCTGTACATTGCTTGCTCCGTTCTGGTTATCTACAGGGGTTCCCAATTTTCACCTATTCTCGCGCAGCGATAAAACCGCGAAGCGCGTTAGGGTAAAAAGATGGTTTTTGGAAACCATTTCCTACGCAGTAACGCGCTCGGGTTCGCCACCGCATCCTAGACATCATCTCATATAAAAAAGCTTTTGTCAAGGCCTTTATTCTTAATGTTTTCAACAAGTTACAACTTTTTCGCTTCTCGCTTGCGCGAGCGCGCTTCGCTAAACACGGGCCGTAAAGCGCAGAGCGCGCGGCCCTAAACGCTCACAAAGTGAACATTAACGGCATCTCATACAATAAATGCCAACTAATAAACGAAGCTTATAAAGGTGGAAAAAATTATTTGCGGGTGTTCTTCCTGCCGCCGACGCAATCCGAATTTGAGCCCCCGTCACTCTGACGGACACTATATGTGACAGTGCGGGGTTATTCGCAAGCTGTCAGTGTACTTGACAATTAAATATAGTGTGATTAGTGTTGTATGCTTTGCGCATCTTACTAGGCGCTATGCGCCAATGGAGCGTAAAGCATATGGATACCGCTAACACAGCATTGACCACGACAAAGATAGTCATTGACTCACCAGCAACAGTGGATTTGATTCAATCATTCTACCGCGAAGCTCGTGAACGGCGCAAAGAGATTGGATACGCATCTAGTCTTAATGCCTTTGTCGATGACATCTTGGCGGACTTCATGGTCAAGACCCGCAAAGCATGGGACAGGTCGGAGGAATACTCTGATAACAATCGCACGATGTCTAAAGCTTTGAAAGGCGAGCCCATGAGTTCAAAGGAACGCGCAAAGCTAGAGCTTGTATTACTTTCGGCCGCAAAGCTAGGCATACGACTACCTGCCGCTGTAATCCCTGTAGCACCTGCAAAGCAATAAGCATTAAACGCAAAGCATACAATTCTAATCACACTCTAAATTAAAGGGAGGTTTCAAATGAACTATGGAACCATAGCGCGTTCCTTAGCGCGCCGGCATAAGCAAACTACGTTTGCTAGTGCCGAATCAATGGTCTCTCCATCCCGTGTGCCAGCAAGTGACGTGCTTGCGCGGCAGGCATACGATTCACGGTGGAAAACCGATATCAATACCGTGATAGCGCAAGCCCAGCGTGCGAACGCTGCGCTACGCGCACAAGGGTTTAACACTGATAAGATTGGTTTCTGCCGTCATGGCAAAATCGTGCATGTACAATGCACACTTTGCAGCGTGCCGGTATAATAATCTTCATGTAATCGCGCAAGCGATACTGCCGAGCGGCGCACGCCGCACCTACCACCGCAGGCTCCGCCATAGCATTAAAGCGGAGCCACTCGCCTAGGCTATATTGTTGATTCTATTGAGTGTGCTCACTGCGTTATACGCTGTGCTGTGCGCTGCGCTGTGCTGTGCGTACTGTACTGTGAATAATCATGCGCTGTCTCTCTCGCAGACGGCCGCGCCTCGCTCGCCTCTCTCTCTCTTATATATATATATTTTTTATTATGGTATGATAAATACAATACGGCAGCGGTGCGAGTGACAGTGTAGATTTATTCGCAGCACATTAAGCACAGCACATTACATTACACAGTACAGTGCGTAGCACAGTGTAAAACACAGTACCACGGCATTGCCCCGCTAACATAACGGCATCATAAACGCCAACTTCGTTTCGGATAAATGGAGGTATTAGAATGATAACGATTGATACGGCCACTAGCTCACAACATGGCCAACGATTGCACTATGGCGATTGCTCTAATACTAGCGCGTCGGATAAGACGAACCCATCGGTACGTTTTCGTGTCAACGGCGCGTGCAAGCGTTGGAAGCGGTCGCCGGAGAAGTTCAAGTTGCCGATTAAGCATGGTCTCTACGGGCCTTGTGGTTACGTCACGCAGGATAACGCACAAGCGTTTCATTGGGCATCAATGTGCCCGTTGAACGATTCATTTTAACGTGCTAGTATGGCATTAGCTTCGCTAACATTATAACATGGCATTAGCCACGTTTAATATAAAAGGAGGTGATACAAAGCATGGAAGCGATTCAGGTTGGTTTACGATTGGTTAAATCAACGAAGTCAACCCACGTCTACGACGCCATCGTGGTGCAAGGCAAGCCGCCTGCGGTGCGGACGTTGTACATCGAAAAGTGGGCGCTCACGGAGCCACCGCCTGCGGCGATTACTATCGTTATCGCATTGGCATAAATGCGAGCGACAGGCGTGGTGCGAGCACCAAACATTAAAGGAGGTGCAAGCGAGTGCTGGCATCTTAATCCGCACAGGGCGGAAGATGCCAGCATAATAATGTGCCCTCGGCACTCTCTAGGGCTTAAACCCATCGCGTTAATAACGCAGAGAGGTAATGTTGAGGGCACATTATTATACGAAAGCACTAAATGTGTTATACATTAAAGGAGGTATTAGATATGAGAGAAGCACTTCGTATTTTAAGGTACCTTTCTTTTCAATATGGGTCACACACAACGGCCGCTTTAACTAGTGTCGCGGAGAATAGACCATTCAAGGAGGCAGAATTATGGAAAAATGCCACTTGGTATTATCGTGGCCAGTGTTTTATGATTGACCATATTATGAAGAATTTCGCACAGGGTAACATACAAGCGTAAACGCTTGAATCTGAAGCACTTATAGTGCAAAATAATCCTTGACACAGTGCTCCGCATAGTGTAGCATACATGCATGGAGGGCACTATCCTATGATTCAAGCAACCAAAGAGAGAAACCAAGTCGGTGCACAAACACAGGTAACCTGTGGTTGTGGTCGCACCGGCGTTCATTGTCCAGGGTGTGGGGCAAAGACTTGCTATATGTTACCAAGCTTCTCGCGTATGATTACACTCCCAGCGAACGCCACCGCAAACGGTGAACCACAACAGATAGAGATTAGGAGTTATAATTGCCGCCGTTGTGGTGCTCGCTTTAGCGACATCGATAGAATGGAGTGTGGTGCTCCACAATTCATCAGCAAAGATATGCGAAACCGACGCAAGGCGTTTGACGCCTTGGAATCGCTGCGAGAATTGCCAGAGCGTTTGGCAACCGCAAGCGGGCCGGCAATCTCACGGTCGGAATTGATTAAGGAGTTATTTGAGATTGCGAGCGGAAAGCGCGCAGGCGTTTGTAACGCTAACACAAATACGGGAGAATAAAAAACCATGATTGTCGAACATACCATATGGGATAAAATGGATGGAGTAAGTGGCGCTACGAAAAGCGAAGCTTTTACCATCACGTTTACCCAATCAACCGAGCCGGACACGTCTGGTGATTTGGTCATTAACGTGCTCCGTAACCCTAATCATTCACAATATGAACAGATAGGGCAATCAGAGCCTAAATCACAAGTTGGTTGTATTCCATGCCCACATCGTTTTATCGGTGCTAGTATGGCATTAGCCGGTGATAAATGGCCCACCGATGAAGAAGGTTCCGAACAAGCGTTGCTTGCTTATATCCACGAAGCAATCGAAGACCATCTTCGTTATTGTGTTGCCCAGGATATTACCGACGAAGTTTTGCGTTAATACACGCTTGAGTGTGCAAGGCACACATAACAAAGCGATTAAAGTTTTAAATAATGCTTGACTTTTTAAAAGAGGTATGCTATCATAATCAAAGTTTCAATCCCGGCGCGGTCGCTTAAAACGTCAGGGTTGACCCAGCGTGCTTTGCACGCTATCCTAAAGGAGGTAATAACCGATGAAAACATCACTCGAAACGTATATCGGTGTTACGGCTATCGCGCCAGCGGAAAAACCAGGCGAAGCCGGTACGCCGTATGTGCGGGTGTTGCCCGAGAACAAATACAACAAGGAAGTTGCGAAGGCGAAGGAGCCTGGTGCAACGGTGGCGGAGCCGGAAGTTGCTGGTTCCAAAACTCAGAATCCCTTGATACAAGCGTTCCGATTCTACGAGGTCGAAACCGACGCAGACTTCGTAGAGCTGGTATCGGACCCTGCGCAACGGGCGAACATCGTCAACCGCGGTTTGGTTCTGAAGCAGCAAGTATTCGTGCGCGACACTTTGACCGATTCGGAATTCGAACCAGTCGAAGGCGAGTACGATTTGAAGGAAGCTTGCGCGGCAGCTACCGAACGCAAACGGCTGGCGCCTGCGGACAAGATTCGCAAGATGTTCAGCGAATTGACGCCGGAGGAAATGGCGAAGCTGTTGCAGGAGTTCCAGAAGGCCAGCGCTACCGCGTAATACTTCGGCGTTTACGTAATACTTCGGCCACTAAGCAAACGACCGAAGGCTTTACTCTCCAACCCATGCTATGCATTGTAATGGTGCATAGCATGGGTATTTTTATGCGCGAATCGCGCTTGGAACAAGTATATGGCAAATGCTAATGGTTTAGTTATAATCGCAACCGATATCAAAACCGGTCAGCGATTACTAGAAATCAGACCAAATATTTTTGAGTGTTTTGCGTGCAATTGTGTGCATGGCGCATACTATACAGCAAGCCCGGGCCATTATACACAAGTATGTAAATGTGGTTCATTGATTGATTTCCACGTTATATTACCAATTCCATCACAATACCAAGGAAAATACGGAGGTGTTCCACCACCAATGGCAAACAACCAAAAAGTAAAAATCTGGTACGACCCCGCGCTTGACGCTTACCGATTGGCTAGTCCATACGACAAACGGTTCTTTGAATCGTTGAAACTTTTGATTCCTGGTAATCTCCGTGATTATGATGATAACACGAAGATATGGACTTTCCCGGAAAGCTACCTCGGGCCGATTAAAATGCTCGCGGATAAAATCTTCGGAACCAGCAATTATACCGTTATCACCAAAGAACAAACGCAAAAAGCCAGCGTTCCGCCAGCAATCGCTAGTTCGCCGCTTGACAACGTGCTGGTACAGTTTGTTAAGCTGTTGCCATATGAAGCGATGCGTAGCGCATACCGCGCTGGCGCTATCGCGTTGCACCCGGATAAAGCGGGTGGTGATATGGAGAAGATGGCCCGTTTGAATGCTTTGTGGGATAGAATTCAAAAGGAGGTATTTCATCAATGAAACAAGTTATCACAGTAACACTGGAACTTGCTGAGAAACAAAAACCTTATCTTTTAAAGGAGCACGAGCGTTACATAGCCCTTGAATATTTCTTTGAGGATATTGGCTATGCCGTTGTAAAAATCAAAAATGAAACGGAGGTGGAACCGTGCCATACGAAGACCCCAATACGTTAGCGAAGCCAATCAAAATTAAGATTGGCCCACCAGCGAATAGCTTCCGCGCGCGCATGAACGCGGCCAAGCGTGATGGCACAGCTTCGGTGGAACCACCCAGTGCATCACAGATGCATGAGGCGGCAGTTTCAATGCCAAATCGCATAGCAATTTTGTGCGATTGCAGTGGTTCTATGAGAAATGATGCCGCAGGCAAGCCGAAAATCCAGCATGAACGGGATGCCGTTAAAGGCTTCATCGAAGCTTGTGACTTAACACAAACAAGCGTTGCGCTTGTCGGTATCGGTAACGATTTATCAACGCCGTTGATGGCCGATGCTATCGCATTAGCTATTGAATCAGCCAATATTCAAGCCGTAAGCAGCACGCCTATCGGAGACGTAATGCAAAAAACGCTCGGTAATTACCCAATAACACGAGCGGTGCTCATCTCGGATGGTGGGCAGACTGATGGCAACCTTTGCTTCGATATTGCGCAAACATATGCAGAAGCAAAAATACCCATCGACTGCGTTCATATCTCCGATGGCGAAGGCGCTGATACACTAAAGCGTATAGCGGAGATAACCGGAGGGATATTTATCCGCTTCTCGGATGTTGCTTCCTTCGGAAAGGCGTTAAAGTATCTAACGCCAGGCCTGCGTAGCAGGCTAATGTTGCCGGGCGCAGCGAATTTGATCGGCGCTTCGGAGGTGAAAGCGTGATAGCTGAACCGCTACAACGTAAACTCGACGGTCTCGATTCAACACTAACGCCCGAGCAGATTCGTACCATGAGTGTAATCGGTATGAAACTGCTCGGTCTTGGTTGCAACGTTAAAATGCTACCAAACGTTAGCGTTGGTCCAATCGTTTCAGTTTACCGATTGCTACCGCAAGGCTCCACAAAAGTGTCTCATCTTGAGGCGCTCGCCTCGGACCTTGCGGTGGCATTAGGAGTTGAAGATATTCTAATCAAGCGTTTGCCAGGCGAATCCGCGGTGGCTGTGTTTGTACCAAACACCGAACGAACGTTTGTTGATTTCAAAACAATCGTTACGGAGTTATGGAAGCTACAAGCCTCCAATGCTCCACATGAGATACCACTTGCGTTTGGCGTTGACCATACTGGTAAGTTCTTCTGCGAAGATTTAGCGTTGCTACCGCATTTGTTGATTGCGGGTACCACAGGCAGCGGCAAATCCACGCTTTTGAGCAGCTTGCTCGCCTCAATTGTTTACTGTGTAAACAGTTCCACCCTCAAGCTCGTTCTTTCAGATACAACGAACGTAGAGTTCACACACTTTATCGGTGCTCCACATCTGCTATTTCCACCAGCAATTAACATCTACCAAACGCTTGAGCGAATGGATTGGTTATTAGACGAGATGGAGGATAGGCTCAAGAAGATTGCCGCAGCAGGCGTGCGGAACATCGCGGAGTATAACGCCATTCAAATGTCAGGCGCTGGCGTTCCATCAAAGAGGATGCCCCGCATCCTCTTCCTAATCGACGAGCTTGCTGATTTACTCTGTGATGACCGTAAAGGTGATGGCGAGAAGAAAGGCCCATCACTGGGCAAAGTCGCGCAGAGCAAGCTTTCGACAATGGTTCAAAAGAGCCGCAAAAGCGGCATCCACGTTATCGCGTCAACCCAACGACCATCGGTCGACATTGTTAAAGGTTCGATAAAATCGAACTTCCCCGCACGTTTGACGTTTCGTTTGCCCAGTGATATTGACAGCCGAACGGTGATAAACACCGAAGGCGCGGAGCATTTGCTCGCCCGTGGTGATATGCTGTATTCATCACCGCTGCGCCCAACGATTGTTCGTTTACACTCGCCGTTTGCGTCGATAAAAGACATCGAAGCGGCGGTTGAGGTGTCGATTCAAAAGGAGGCAGCTTCGTTATGAATATGCCTGACACTCTTTTAATGCTCCCGCTACGCGCTGATGAACGTGGGCAATACTCACGTTCAACCATTATTGTAATCAGCCGTTCCGATAATAGTATCGTAAAGGTTGCGACGATGAAACCTGGCCATGAGCGTCAGTGGTTACTTGACAACGCCGCGACCTATACGCGTGACCGTTTCAAACTAATACTTGGAGCGATTGCTCCAATCGCGGAAATCCTCGAAATAACCGAGGCAGAAAAGCCACATTGGCCGTCAGATGAAATTTTGGCAAACGTAAGACCACAAGGTAACGCCTAATGACGGGAGGAGAATACATAATGAAACTTGATGCTAATATACAGGAAATGACAAATACTGTTGTTGCTTTGATTGACCAGGCGGAGGCGGAAACCCTCAAAAGCACCACTAATTCTCACGCTCGGTTTTGCGTGCAAGTCATGGCGTTGAAAGCAAAAATCTTGCTCTTAGAAATAGCTCTAAAACGTTGAATCTAAAGCACTTATAGTGCTTGACAGTAAGCACTATATATGCTACTCTCTTACAAGAAATGGAGGCACCGCATACATGCCATCGTCACCATGCTATATCTGCGACAGAACACCGTTGGAACCCGATGAATCTCTGGTTGACCGTTTACTAACGTCCACAACCCAATGCACAATCTGCGGTCGCCCGTTCTGCATTAACCACGCGGCTTCGCTGGATATTTACACCTGCGGTGATTGCTTAAATGAAAAAGCCGCAGAAATCAAAGAAGCTCCGTTGGTGAACTCCGACGGTGTGGAGCAGGAAGGACGGCTTATAACGCCTGTCGGGCCTTACTATGTAAGTCGTGCCGGCTCGGTCGTTAATATGTCCGACCAAGAACTTGAGCGTTTCGCTAATCAATATACCATGAAAGTTCACGAATGTGAACGGGCGTTGGAGTACAACCGCATCATGGGCACGATGATTGAGGGCGAGCGCGATGATCGGCGCAGGTCAAATCTGCGTAAAATGCGAACTGGTTCGCCGTTGAGTTTTGCTGGTAAAATCAAAGTCGGCGAAGCCAAGGCCGCGAGCAAGACCGCGAACCCAGCCGCTGCGATGGCAGCAAAGTTGAAAGCCGCGGGCTTTACGTTGGAAATGCTACAGGCGATGATGCCGGCGCAAGCGCCAAAGGAGGCGAAAAAAGAATGACAGATAAACCTCTGGCGTACAAACCATTCTACGAGCGTTTGCCCGGTGGTCGAATGAAGCTCCGCTTTGACCACCATATGATTAACAGCTTTAACACCTGCGAACGCTTGTTCTTTTACAAGCATTTTCCCAATGCCGCGGGTATGATTCTCCGCCCGAAGGGCACCGTAGGTTGGACGTTGAAGTTTGGTCAATGGTGGTCGGATGTGATGTCGGATTTCTACGAGATGATGGCGGCGGGTACGCTTACGCGTAATGCCGCTATCGTGAGCGCGGTCAAACGCTGGGACGAGCATGGTATGGAGTTGTTTAAAACCCTCGACCCGAAAAAGTACGAAGCGTTCGGCGGCACTAGCGTTCAGGTGGAATTTAACGGCGTGCCATACCCGCTCCCGCAAGGCGCTATGACGATGATTACTTCGTACTATGATATACGCGCCGAGCAAGACAAACGTACTTGGAAGATCATCGCCACTGAGAGTGGTTTCGGGATGAAAGATGAAGTTTGGGTTGGTGGAACCGACAAGGTTGATGTTTACTACGTCGGTAAGCCAGACTTGGTTGTGCTGGACGAGAACAAGCGTTTGGTACCAGTAGACCACAAAACGACCGCGAAAATCGAGCCAGACTTTGATGCTAAGTGGAAGCCGCACGCGCAGACCGTTGGTTATATTTATGCCGTTGGGCTGCTTGCCAAATCTTTGGGATTTCCCAACTCCGTTGTTGACCGTTGCATCATAAACGGCGCAGCCCGTGAGGAACCAACCGATAAGCCGAAAAACGGTGGCGCTAAACGCCCACGCTTCAAGCGCGCTTATCCGAACTATACTTGGGAAGAAATTGAAGAATGGCGTCGTGAGGTTATCGTAAAAGCCGAGCGGCTGCGCGAGTGTATTAACACAGGCGTGTGGCCAATGCGAGAAAGCTCTTGTCATTTTAACTACGGTCGCCCTTGCGAGTACCGAGCGATTGATTCTATTACACCCGGCGCCCGCAACGTGCAAATACAGGCTTCTTACACACAATCGCCACCGTGGGTAGCTTACGAAACGGAATAATTATGGGCATAGAAAACCCAATGCTTAACGAGTGGGGCGATGAGATCACCAACGAATGTTATATGGGTGACCATGAGGAGTGTGAATCGGAAGATTGTAATTGCGCTTGCCACTTTGACGAGGAGAACGAAGATGCCGAAAGGGCGTAGCCACTCCGTTTGCCCTGAGTGCGACTCACAATTACGAGTAGTAAACACCCGTGTTCGTTTTGACGGGTCGTGGCAGAAATACCGTCGCTACGCGTGCTGTGGTTGTCACAAACGTTTTAGTTCCATTGAAATTTTTGTTACATTTTCTAAAGGACCAAAAGCTATCTACCAAAAAAGGAGACCTTAAAATGCCAGTCGAGACCCACGACATCGGCGCGTTAGCGCCAACGGCGAAAAAGCATATCGCTTTGATCGGGCCGGAAGGCGTTGGTAAAAGCACGCTCGCTGCCACCGGCAGAAAGCCTGTATTATTCCTTGATTATGACCAAAAGGCTGAAAGCCTTGCTGGGCGGAAAGGTGTCTACGCCAAAACATTTCGGGATGCGAAACCATTTTCGCAACCAGACGCTGCACCGCTTACGCTTGATATTTTAACCGCTCTTGAAAAAGAGTGCTCTTTGAAAGTGATTGGTTTCGATGAAGTATCTGTACCGTTGGGTACGTTGGTCATCGACTCAATGGCCACATTTGCGCGGGCGTTAATGGCGTATAATCTATACGTTGAAAAAGACCTCCGCCGCGAAATCGTTGTAAAGGGCGGGATGGCCATTCATGTATCAAAATCCTTCGATGGCTGGAGCAGCGAAATGCAAGCGGCAGAATCCATCATCCTGCGAGCGATGGCGTTGCCGTGTGATTTGATTGTAACGTTTCATCAAACCGAAGAAGAGTCACCGGATTCAACCGGCGAAAACGTTAAGCTCACCGGCAAAATTACCACGTTCCCTGTGCGGCATAAACGCTTGCTGCGATATTTCCCCGATGTATGGGTGCTTGAACGCATCAACGCCGTTCCGTCGATACAAACCATTCCAAATTGGAAATTCACCGCGGAATGTTCATTGAATCTCAGCGGGAAAGCTGCTTGGCCGAACATCACCGAAATGATTGAGTATCATCGATCTTTGTCAGGGAATGTTAAATGAACACTATCACGGAAGTTACTGTTGATTATAACCATGTCCTTCTCAGTACAGTTGTTACCATTAAAATAATAGTACCGGATGAGGTTGATTTTTCCGGGAGAACAATATTTGAGAGGGCATATGTAGCATTAAAACAATTTGCTTTGCAGCATTTGGATTAACACAAAAGGTCTTTGCAGGCAACTGCGAAGTAGTTAAAATAAACCATAACCCAAAAAGGAGACTTATCAAAGATGGCAACAATCAAATTAAATAAAGAAAAACTCGCGGGACCGCCCGTTCTACCCGAGGGCCTTTACACCATCCGGCTCGACGGTTTTAAACCGAAGAAACCCAGCGCAAAGGCCAAGAATCAATCGGCGATTAACCTCCGGCCGACTCTCAAAATCATCAATCACCCAACATACAACGACCAGCTTGTGTTCGAGAACCTGAGCACAAGTGCTGATTGGGTTATCAAAGATTTCGTCCACGCTTTCGGGCTTGAACTCGACGGCGCCGATAAGGACGAATTGCCGGGCACGTTCAATCCACCAAACGAAACCGACCCCGAAAAGTGGAGCTACGCTGGACCGTTACAGGGACGGACGGCGCAGATTTTCCTCAAGGTCGGGGAGGATGACAAAGGACGGCCACAAAACAAAATCAACCAATACGTCTGCGCGGTGCCGGGCTGCTCGGACAAACACTCGACGAATTTGGGGAAGTAAACTTGTTTGAGTTCCCTCGCAAGGGGGATGGGGCGCGGTGCGGGGACAAGCCCATTTGACGTGGACGGATTCCGTAAAAACCACGGTATAACGGCCACCGCCGCCCTAATCAGGAGGAGCATGAAACGTAAACCGAAGTTCAAAGTCGGGCAGGTGGTGGGTGTCCGTGGTTCTCGGAAGTTCCGAGACCTTCTACCAGATTATTTCTCGATTGTTGAAATTGCTCCGGATTCACTTGGAGGCGTGATTTACTACAAGACTCATGCGAAAGGGCCGTGGATACAGGATTCACATGCGCGCCCCCTCACCAAGCGTGAGCGTGGCCCGGAGAAGCGATGATGGACTGGCGAGACTGGTTCGTAATTGGTGCGATTATTTTATTTGTGGTTCAGTGTCTTGTCGTATTCTACCGTGACAAGCTCCAAGATTGGTACGACCAAGCCTGCCGAGAAGGCTTGTTTGACCGGCGCAAAGGTGAACGGAGGTGAGCATGAAAAGTCGGGTGGAGTTTACAGACGATAGAACTCAGCGCCGCCGCAAGGGTATTGAGCGAAGGTGTATTGTAACATTCCCAGGAAATGGCAAGAAAGCTGAGGTTGACCGAAGGACATCATGGCCGGGATCAGGTAAGATCGCTCGCGGCAATCCTGACCAGTGGCAACGCAAACATGCACGTTGGGTGAAAGAACAACGGAGGCGAGCATGACACCAGACCAAGAGAAGCGTGCGAGGGCGGAGTTTCTGAAATACATGGGCGGTGGAATTTCTAGCGAGAAATGGTATCGAATCAAGGAATCTGCCTGGCTCGCGGCGTGGGAGTGGATCACGAAAGAGCATGAGGACAGGATGCAGCGACTGAAACATGAAATCCTCGATATTCGTATGCCAAACGCCCAGTTCCATATCGATAAGTGGTTGCAGGACGAAATCGTCAAAGTGTTCGACGGCATCCTGGAGGGCAAATGAACGATCCGAGCGCGAGTGAACGAGCAGATAACGCCATAAGCTCGATATATGCTGTTCCACATAATCCCAGAGAGTTAGGGGAACTTAAAAATGCAATTAAGAATCAAATCTCTGCCGCCGTCGAAGCCCGCGAGAAGGCACTGACGGCGCTGGGGCCGTGCGGGATTCACTCGATGGCTGAAATGCAGTATGAGGGCTCCGGTGAGGATGAATATGCCTACTGCCTCGCCTGCCGCCACGAAGCCGCTGCGGTCGCAAAGGCTCGGGAAGAAGGATGGAAGGCAGGGCAAGTTGATGGCGCTAGAGCACGGTGAAGGAGAAAATATGACGGAACGTGAAGCAAGCATCGAGCAGCTTAAAAGCAATATCAAGCATTTCAGAAAGTGTAGAGCGTGCTCCAAATTTCTTAAAGGTGAAGAGGCCGCGCTTGACAAGCTGGAGGCCGAAGCAAAGCAGCCCGTTCCGCTAGGTAACGACAGGTGCAAGAGTTGTTGGGAAGCCGACGTTGACGCAAGTGGATTTATTAGAGCATGGATTCACAAGCCGAATCAGCCTTGTCCTTGTCCTTGTCATCAACAGCCCGCTCCCGCCGCGCCTAAGTCCTCTGCCGAAGTGGATGTGGTCGCGGTGCTTCTAATGGTTCAAGAGTGTAAGGCCAAAACCAACGGTAACGGACTATGTAAAACTTGCAAGCGGAACGTAGGCTCGGCCATCGCCAAACTCACGCAGGAAAAGGAAACCTAATGCTCAACGATGGACTATGTCGCGGATTTGTCGAGGTGTTTGGTTTGGCCTGTCTATCTATCGTGGCGCTGACAGCTATATTCATTCTGTCGGTCGGCTGCTACTGGCTGTGCAAGAGAGTGCATGAAACGGCGTTTCCAGAGCCAGAGAAGGTTAAGCCGGTAGACGTGATCAGTGAACTCGATAGGAGGGGATGATGAGAGACGACAAACTCAGGGAAGAATTGACAAGCATATTTCCGCATATGGATGGACCTAGACCTCTAGTGGAAATGTTGCTCCCGTTCGTCAAGCTAAAGATCGCGGAGGGGCAATACGAGGTAATGGAACTGCATCTCAGAGAGGGCAGAGCATTACAGAAGAAACGCGCAGAAGTTGAGGCTTTGCGGAAGGAGGTAGGGAAATGAGCGATAGACCGGAGCCGATTTACAGATTGGTGGAGAAGTGGTTGGAAGCAGCAAATGACTGGCCTGATTTTCAGGAATGCGCCATCGTTGATGATTTCATAAAAACCAATTCGATGATTCTTGGCATCGACGCGGCTATCGCCCAGCTCACCGGAGGCAAGTAATGGATGAAAAAACCACAAACGTTCAATCTATAAACATTAACACCATCCTTGTAAGCGACCGTATTCGCATTGATCTCGGCGATATTGATAAGCTCGCCGAATCTATCAAAGAGTTTGGGCTTTTGCAGCCAATTATACTTGACTTTGATTATACTGGCGACCCAGCATTTGATAAAATACGTCTTGTTATTGGTGGTCGTCGTTTGGCTGCTATGAAAAAGCTTGGTATCATCAAGCTTATACATGGTGTTCACTTTCTATGTCTTGGGGAGGAGAACTCCGACCCGCTGCGTAAACAAGCCGTTGAGCTTGAAGAAAATCTCCGACGAAAAGAACTTACCTGGCAAGAACAGGTCTCTGCAAAACAAAAGCTTTTGGAAACCATGAAAGCAATCTACGGCGAGGCAAGACCAGGTGCGCCATCAAGGTGGGAACGTCTTGGTTTGGTCGAGTCTGGGTTTGGAGTTAATAAACTTGCCGCGATGCTTGGCGAAAGCGCCGCTTTGACGAGTAAAGACTTAACGCTTGCGTCGATGCTTACAAATGCACCGGCTTTAGCGAACGCTGCCACTAAAGAATCTGCGATGCGGTTGCTACGCACAACCATAACGGTTGTGAAGATGAAAACTAACGCGGCAAAGCTGCCTTCGGGCGCACCGAGATGGACTTTGTATAAGGGGGATTTTCGGCTTTTATCAAACGCCATCCCAAACGAGAGTGTTGACCTTATTTATACTGATTTACCATTTGGAGTTTCCCTCTCCGAAATGTCCAAACACGACAAAGGCGTTGCACAATATGCCGACGACCGCGATTCCATCGTTTCGCAACTCGCCGATCTTGCAAGCATTTCCCACCGCGTGCTTCGCAATGACCGTTTCGGCGTTTTTTTCTTCGGCTTTAATTACTACAGCCAGCTTTTGGCTATGCTACAATCAGTGGGCTTCGTCGTTAACCCTGTTCCCGTTATCTGGTACAAGCACACTCGTTCAACAGAGAACCCTAACACCCGTTACGCAAACGCCTACGACGCGGCGTTAGTTGTATCAAAGGGTTCACCGTTGTTTATCCGTCCCGGCCAAACAAACGTCGTAGACATTCCAGCGATTACCTCCAGCGAACGATTACAAATTGCACAACAGCCAACATTACTCGTTAAACGGTTTCTTGGGGACATGGCCGTCGAAGGCGCTACGGTCGTTGATTGGTGCGCTGGCTCTGGCACTACTGGTGTAGCCGCTCTTGAGCTTGGCATGAGTCCGATATTATTTGAACGCGAGCCGTCGGCCCATTCACTAATCGAAGCACGATGTGCGCAGGCGCAATCTGCGATTGATAATCAAAAAAAGGAGAACAAAAATGGATGAATTAGGCATTGGTTTAATCGTTTATCTAAGCGTTTCAGGCTTAGCCATCAACGCTTTGTTGATTCATATTGGATTCAATACCGTTCGTGGAATGTGGGCTGAGCTTCGCGATCTTCGGCGAACAGGGTATAGGGATGGAATTTTAGAAAAGTTAGGGCGAAGATGATTTGCGGTATTGAAGAATCAAAATTACGCGGTGCTTGTTTGACCAAAGGTGTTAAGTATATTGGCACCCGTGGTGACACAAGCGCGCCCTGCGTAGTAATTGGCGAAGCCCCTGGGGCTGACGAAGATGCCTCTGGCATCCCGTTCTGCGGCGCCTCCGGTAGGGAACAAGACAAGATGATGGCAGAAGCAGGCTTTGATATGACCCAGGTTTGGTTTACAAATCTATACAAAGTGAGGCCACCAAACAATGAGCTTGCGCGTTTATCAGAGATTGGTATACCGAGTGAGATGTTTGAAAAGCAGCTTTTGGAGGAGCTTGGCGCGAGTAAGCCTACGATTATCATTTGCGCTGGTGCAACGAGCCTGGGCTTCCTTTGCCCGGAGACCAGGGCTCGACGGACCAGTATACCAATTGGACGATGGCGCGGTAGCCTACTTGTTTCACCAAGGCTATCATGGCCCCACTATGTTATACCAGTTCAGCATCCAGCGTTCGTCCTACGAGAGTGGTCCGAGCGCCAAATAAGCGTTTTCATTTACCAACGAGCTTGGGAGGAACTATGTTACTGGCACAACTACGACGCTTTAGCGCCGTTACCCCAACGCCAGCTTATCGTAGCTCCTCCCTTTGAAACTATCGTGGAGTTTCTGCGCGATATACTGGCAAAACCAAACGACCTTGCCAACGCGACAGCGGCAGACATCGAAATGATTCGTTGCCGCATGGTCTATAGCATCGCTATAGCAACGTCACCCGACGTTGCTATAAGCTGGGCGCTTTGGGATTATCCTACGGATAAATGTGCTAGGATTCTCCGATTACTAGACGAAGTGCTCCGTACGCGCAAGTTAATCGGCCAGAACTATTACAGCTTTGACGCCCATTGGCTTCGCACCATTGGTATTGAGTCAAACATAGCGGAACTTCACGACACACTTGTTCGGCATCATGTGTTATGGCCTGAGTTTGAGCATACTCTCCATTTCCAAACCATGCAATATACACGGGAACCCTATTACAAAGATGAGGGCCGGAAGTGGAAGCCGTCAGATGGCAAGGAGCGGTTGCTTCGGTATGGAGCAAAGGATGCGGCGGTTGATTATGAAATCTTTTTAGAACAAGAAAAAGAATTTGCCGAGCGTTAATATGGGCCTAGCAAGCTTCTACAACGATTACGAAATGCCACTGGCACGAGCGTTGCACTTCGTTGAACAACGCGGAATCGCCGTTGATATGGCGGAGCTTGGGCGTTTCAAGAATAAGCTCGACCGGGAGTTGCAGCTAACGCTTGCGGAAGCATCCAAGCTAATCGGTCGGTTAGCCGTTGGCTCAACGGAAGATGCAAAGTACGCTGGTATTGATTGCGTTAATCTGGCCTCGCCACTACAGCTATTAAAACTGCTCGAAGCCCGTGGGCTTAAAGTACCAAAAAGCCGTAAGACTGGTTCGAAAAGCACCGGCGCTGATGTGCTTGAGAAACTTTTCGCCGAATCGGGGGATGATTGCCTTCGGCAGATTCTTAAATTTCGTGAGCTTTCCAAGCTCAAGGGTACCTATGCTGATTGTAAACTCTTAAACGGGATTCTTTATTGCTCGTATGTGGTAACTGGCACGGTCACTGGCCGTCGTTCATCAAGGCAGAATTTCTTAAAGCTCGGTGCTAATAGGCAAAACCTACCAAAGCACTCCACGCTCGGGATGGAATTTCGTAAATGCCTATGCGCTCGACCAGGCAAGATTCTCATAAGTGCCGATCAGATGTCAGCGGAGGATTGGATTGTTCATGGGTTAATCGCAGATGTTAGCGGTATACGAGATGGTCTCGATGAGCTTTTAAGCGGGGCTAACCGTCACGTTAAACTCGCCAGTTTTATATTCTCAAAACCAGAATCGCTATGCGACAAAACCACAACCGAAGGTTCGATGATGTATTTTCTTGGCAAAAAGACCCGTTATGCCGGCTCATATGGAATGGCCGGCTTTCGCATGAGTACCGCACTCGCGGCTGAAGGTTATCATTATGAACCAAAGTTTTGTGATTTCTTACTAGAACAGTTTCATAAAAAAGAACCGCAAATAAAGGGGGTTTTTCAACACTATGTCGAAACCGAGCTTAGAACAAATCGTATGCTTCGTACTCCTCTGGGCCGTGAACGTATGTTTTTCGGCTTACGTCCTCTTACGCGTAATGACGATATATTTCGAGACGGCTATGCCTATATTCCTCAGTCCACAGTGGGAGATAATACTGGCATGGCTATATTATTCCTGGAGCGCACTTGCCCCGGTCTTGTTATTGCAGATGACCATGACGCGCTCACAATCGAAACCGACGATACTGAGGAAGCCATTAGGAGTGCAGGCGCCCTTATCGAACGAAGCTTCGATCGAGAAATCAAATTCCCAAACGGGCTTACGTTAAAAATACCAATCGAATTTGAAATAGGCTACAACCTTGGGGAGATGAAAGCTTGCCGAGACAGCTCCAGTCTGATTGGATCACGGCCTATATGTCGTATTTCAGCCAACTCACCCGCTGCCCAACCCAGTACCACTACTGGGGTGCCGTCAGCGTCATAGCCGCTACACTCAAGCGTCATGTGTGGGTTAGTAGGCAAAAGATACGATTGTCGTCGGATAAGCTTTATCCGAATATGTATGTGGTTTTGGTGGGCGAGCCAGGCACAGGTAAGGGTGAAGCCTTAGGACCGGCCGAATCAATGTTACGCGAGGCGAACACCGCAAACATCCTAAGCGACCGTTTAACGATTGAGTTTGTTCTTGAGAAAATGGCTAATGGATTTTCAAGTGCCACTCACACCACCGGAGGTACGATAAAACTTGGCAAAGATAGCTCCGCTTTTATATACTCCCCAGAATTATCGGTATTCATCCGAAGTCATAGTGAGATGCTTGGTGACCTCGCTTCGTTATGGGATTCTCGGGAGGGAACATTCCAATACGGCACCCGTGGTAAAGGTGAGACTAATATCACCGATCCATGTGTCTGTTTATTTGGCGGAACACCTCCCCGTTGGATTTCGAAATCAATTCCGCCCGACGCAGTTGGAGGTGGTCTAACGCGAAGAATGAATTTTGTTTTTGGTGTTGAAAATAAGAAAGGCAAATCACCATGGTCGCAGAACCATGTCGGCAGCACCGATAAAATTGTCAACGATCTACGTCATATCGGCGCGTTAAGCGGTGAGTTTAAATTCTCGTCGGCGGCGGAGATAGTGTTCGCCAATGTTTACTCAGAATCGGTGCCAGAAGAATTCGACGACGAAGCAACTGCGTTGTATAAGTCATCACAATGGGTTCATGTATTAAAACTGGCGATGGTTTTGAGCACAGCTCGGCGGGATACGCTTGAATTAACCGAGAGTGATATGCTCGATGCTTATGCACAAGTAAAACGTTTGATGAAGGATTTAGGTACGGTGTTCCGTTCCGTGGGCGAGAGTGATCTAACAAGTGCCGCTGATAAAGTCGTTCGTTATATCGAATCGCATGGAATGGCATCGTACAACGAGATATTACACGCGAATTGGCAACACGTTTCGGCCGAGACATTAACAAAAGTTTTACAAACATTAACGATGGGTGGTGTTTTGCAGGAAATATCCAAAGGCAATAAGGTATTCTATACGATAATTCCATTAAATCCAGGAGGAACTCCGTGAACGATTTACCAAAGAAGAAATTCTTCATCGACCCATGCGGTGCAAGACTGGCCGTTAAAGAGGATGCCTTCAAATACGAAGGCAGATTAGTAATCCCAGAGGTTTCCAAACGTCGTCCAACCACAGGAACAGTCATGGCTATCGGGCCAGACGTTCCAGATGGAGCGTTTACAATCGGCGATCGAGTTGTCTACGCCCAGTTTTCGGGCGTCTTGCTAGAATTCAAGCAACAGCCCGCGTGCAGGATGCTTGGCTGTGACGAGATTCAGGGGAAGATTCCGGGTAATGAAGAACTTGATTTGGAGAAGGCGTTGTAAAAATCAAAAGCGCGAAAGCGCAAGGAGAATTAAATGACCTCACGAATAAAATGCAAAACACCAGGTTGTGATTTTAAGGCGAAGTCTCGTGCTGGGCTTTTCACCCATACTCGAAGAAAACATATTTTGGCTTCGTCCGAAGCACCTGGCGTAAATCAAGGTAACGTGAATCAAATGGCATTAACGCCAGTGGAACGACCAACAAAATTTCACTGGCGAATTGTAGATCGGGCCTCGAAAGTTTGGTTACTTTCTCACATGCGAACTGGCCATATTGTTGGGAAAGTTGAAGAAGATATTTCTTACGATTCTGAATCTCGGGTATA